GGCACACTTAGAGGAAAGGCATTAGCATAATGATAAACTCCGTAATGGCTTTTAATTGTGATGAGTGTAATGGGCAAGGTCTTATCTTTTGGGGTAATGACCTTGACTATGATGTAGAAAAATGCGATTGTAATAATTTTGCAATAGGTAATTTATTTACTAGCGGAGAGGCTAACTAATGACTAGAAAAGACTACATACAAACCGCTAATATCTTAAAAAGTTTTGCACAAGATATTCCGCAAACTATTTATGAGGATTTAGTAGATACTTTTGCTGATTGGTTCAAAGCAGATAATGAAAACTTTGACTTTGCAAGATTTGAAAAGGCTTGCGGTGTTGATGAAATTGGTTTTATTAAAAACTAATAAAATAAAAATTCCTGAGCAAGAATAAAAACTGCTCAAACATTTGTTCTAAAAGCCCGAGGCGTTTTCCACAGGTTTATCCACAGGGCGATTATGTGGTTAAGATCACACTCCAGATTGTCCAGATTAGGGCGTCTGATTGGATTTTGTCAGTCCAGTCTGATAAGATAAAGATATAACGAAAGGAAAACTATGTGTAATATTTGTTACGCTACAAAAAATAATATCAACATGATAGACGCTAGTGTTGAAACTATGTGCGATAAGCACTATACTGATTGGTGTGCTGAAAAGGCTTTAGGAGAGGATTGGTATTGCTAATGGGAAAATTCAAAAATACCTTAATGGAAATACTTGCTCATGATGAGTGCTATGGGGCAGGTTGGCAATTTACAGGTAATGCGATAGACTATGATGTATGGGCGTGTGAGTGTAATCCTTACAATATCCCTGCTGATGAAATACAGGAATACCACCAATTATTCAAAACTAAGGAGAACGCATAATGGAATATACTTATTCACTTACTACTTCATATGATGGAGAGTTAATCAATACCCTGCGAGTTAGCGATATGCTAGAAGCAGTTAGGGCTTGGGATAAATGCGTGGACTATGGCTTTGCTAAAGAATACGCAACCTATAATTTGTCTGACCCAACAGGTAAAATGTATACTAAAACCTTCTACACTAACGGAGAGGTCGTAATTAAATAATGGGAAGCGTAACCGCAATTGGATTAGCAGACACAACGCTAGACTTAGAAACACAATTACTTTATCACTTGCGTGGTAATCACTATCCACCAGTACCTGCAGAAATGGTTAAGCCTTGCATTGAAGCAATTGACGCATACTATGATAAAGATTGGTCACGCATGATAGATATGCCAATGGTTGGTGATTTTCAGATTACTTACAAAGGTAGTAAGCAAGCACCAGCAAGCGCAATTGTAAGTCAGCACCACTTAGAGTGGTTTATTAACCCAGTAGATGAGGAAGAAAATGATTGATCTAGAAAATGATGATACTATTCAGATTGTGGAATATGTAAAAGTTGATATGCTAACTTCAGGGCAATTAGAGATTGATGATAATATCTTAATTGCTGATGAGGTTGTGTCTATTGTAGATATAGTTTCACTACCTGATGGATATACTTTAGAAATTGTAAATGATTTTGGTGAAAGAGAAATAATTCAAGTTGGCGAATATGATCAATTTGATTTAATGATGTTGCAGTAAAAAGCGGGGGCTCGGGCGATTTGTCCGATTTGTACTAATTAAGGCGACTTGATATTTTTCCCATATTCTGCTAGAATTTTTATATGACACCACCACAGTTAAAAAGATCGTTTGACAGAAAGGTCGCTAATCTTGTTACAAAAAATGGAAAGCAAGCCGCCATTGCAAACACGTTCGGTCTCCCTGCTGGAAAAAATTACTCATGCCCTGGTGCCACTAGTGTTTGTGAAAGTGTTTGCTACGCAGGAAAACTTGAAAAGTTATTCAAGGGAGTAAAGACTAATCTCCTACATAATTGGGAGTTACTAAAAGACGCTGATGAACCTACCATGGTTGATCTATTAGAAAACATGATTGCTGATTTTAAAAAAGATTGTGAAAAGAAAAATGCGCCATTGCTATTCCGCATTCATTGGGACGGTGACTTCTTTAATGATAAGTACACTAGAGCATGGCAATATATCATCCTTAATAATACAGATATAAAGTTTTGGGTATACACTAGAGTACACTCTGCAGCGGTAATGCTTAAGGGTATACCTAATCTATCTTTATACTATTCCACAGATAGTGAGAATAAAGAGATAGGTGTTAGTTTAAAGAAAGATCATGGTGTGCGCCTTGCATACCTTGCAAAGAATTTTGCCATAGGTCAAGCAGATATGAAAGAGTTATTCAATAAACCTGGTGCTAAGTGTCCTGAAAACTTAAAGTCTATTCCGCTTATCTCAACTAATGGCTCCGCTTGCGTATCATGCGGATTGTGTGTATACTCTAAGAGCGATATAGTTTTCTCATCGTCTAAAAAATAGGGGTAATCGTGGAACTAGCAATTCTAACTATCTTATTTATCATTGTTTTATTCGCAGGTCTTGGGCATAAGTAATGTCCGTTTTGTCCGTTTCGGTATGGTGGTGTGAGATACATCACAGATACCATATCTCAAAATATGAGAAATCTAAAAAATGGATTTGTATTTTTATCCAAAAAATGTTAGACTTAAACAGTAAGTAAAACCAACCAAAGGAGAACCATGTCCGTAGCAAACGCAATATACAAAGTAGGCGATACCTACACAAGCCAAAAGTCAAAAGCAACAGGCGTTATCAAAGAAATCGTGCCACAAGCAAATGGTAATGTTCGTGTTAAATTAGATGTTAATGGCGCAACTCGCTGGACAACTTGGACAGCAAAGTAATCTTAGCCTAGTGGCTAAATGTCCTGAGCATGACAACTAAAACTGCTCAACTTAATACCCCCATCAAACCCACCAAACAGAAACGGAAATAAAACAAATGGCAAGAAGCAAACCCATCAGCGTAAAAATCGCTACTGCTAAGGTTATTACCGCCTTAGAAAATAGGTTAGCAGAATTAGAGGCTAACTATAAAACACAAGACGAGAACGAAGCAAAGTTCCAAACCGCAATAGACGCTTGGAAAAAAGAACTATTTGCTTTTGCTATCGCTAATATAGATAAGGCTCAAAATGTGCGAACTAGTTATCGTCAATGGTCAAACAACCTTAATGTTGATTTTGATTTAACAGTTAAGGAAAATGAGTTCCCTGCTGAGCCAACAAGAGAGTTTGAGCAACTCCCTGCTCATACCTATCGTGAGCAAAAAGAGGAAATGGAAAACGCTATCCGTATCCTTAAAATGACAGATGAGGAAACAGTTAGCACTAGCACATATAACGCTATTGCTCGTTATCTTTAATTAGATAATTAGGTGGGGAAGGGTATTTGACTTCCCCCCCAAAAAATGTTAGACTAAGTAAGTAAGCAACCACCACAACAGAAAAGGAAAATCATGACACTAGGCGGATACACATATCAAATCGGTGATTTATTCACCACTAGTAAAACAGGCGTAACTGGTAGAATTGTAAAGTTCTCACCAATTAACTCTAAACTTACTAGAGTATCTCTAAAGTTAGCAAATGGCGCACAACGCCTTGCTATGGTAAGCACAACTAAATAAATAATCTTGGGGTGGGTTTGTAACGTGTAATCACTTAAGTCCCCACCCCAACCATATTTATCTCTGATAAGCACTTGGCTTAATTGCTAAGTTATTCCTGAGATAAGACTCCTGAGCATGAGTTCTAAACTGCTCATCTTTTAATTGCCCCTGCAAAAATCCCCCGAGTGGGCGTGATCTAAATCACATCTCATTATGTGAGACACTTTAAGACCCAACTTGAAAATGTCAGGGTATTCATGTAAGATTATACTAATAAGCAAAAGGAGAAAAATGATAGCCACCGCACTAAAAATACAAGATGCCACTAAAGAAGCAGTAATGGATAGTTTAACACTATACTTTGCAAAAGATATGTACGAAAATAAAGATACTATGGATACAGAACAATTTGCACACGCTATGTTCAATTACTCTGCTCATCTTTCTGCACTTACTGCTACCTTGGTAATGGAAGCCTGTTTGACAAAATCTCAATTAAATGAGATGATAGATACTATCAAGGAAATGGAAGCCCTAGGAAAGGATGTCACCAGTGAGTGAAGTATTAACACAGGAGCAGTTAACTGTTTCGTATAACCCCAACCTGCTCGTTACTTATAAGTATGTTCCAGAGACCTTTGCAGCGCCAGAGTCTCCTACATTCATGACTGATAAAGTCACGGATATTGAATGGCAACTACATAAGTCAAGACAGTATGCAGATATTGCTGCAGAGCGTCGTAGTGATATTTCATGGCTTGAAGATCAAATTGCTGAATGGTATGACCCTAACTATTCTAAAGAAGATGTACTACAACAACTTGCAGAGCGCTTCAAACTTAATCCTACAAAACAGATTGAGGTACAAGGTACTGTTTCATTCAGCGGAACAATTAATGTTCCAGTGTCTGAATTGGATGGCTTTGACCTAAGCAATGTAACGATTGATGTTGATCTAAACTCATATGAGTATGACGCAGATCTTAATGTGGACGAAGTGTCTTTGGAAGACCACTACTAAATTTGATAGGGGGCTATCAAAACGGACCTGAGCACGTCCTAAAAAGGCTTTATATTTCTGTAAAAAACTCGGGGCGCCTGAAATGTCCGATTTGTTACGATTTAAGAACCTTATCCCATTTTCCCCAGTCTTAATTGACATTGTCTGCCATTACTGCTAAACTTAATTAAAACAACCGAAAGGATAAAAATGGCTCATGATTTAGAAACTCAAAATGGTGTTGCATCTTTTGCATCATTTAGAGAGCCTGCATGGCATAATCTTGGTACCGTATTTGATACTGAGAAAAATACAAGTGAAATGCTTGTTGCTGCTAATCTTAATAATTGGAATGTTAGGTTAGAAGAATTAACAATTCCATCTAACATGACATCTGACAAAAACTACCAATATGTAGTTCGCACAAATCCTACTGACAAATCTCAAACTGATGTTTTGGGAATTGTTGGTGAGCGTTATGTTCCATTACAAAATGAAGAGTTATTTGCTTTTGGCGATAACATTCTTGATGGTGGTGGGCGTTGGGAAACTGCTGGCTCAATTAGTGGTGGGCGTGTAGTATTTGGCTCTCTTGCATTAGAGCGTGAAACTGTGTTAGACCCTAATGGTGTTGCTGATGTTGTAAAGACTTATTTACTCATTAACACATCACATGATGGCTCTATTGCAATTCAAGCAAGCATTACACCTGTTCGTGTTGTGTGTGCTAATACTCTCAATGTTGCACTTAATCGCACACGCAAAAAAGATGGCGTCAAGCAATCTTTCAAAATCCGTCATACCCAAACTGCTCAGGGCAAGGTTGCTGTTGCTCGTCAAGCATTAGGCATGGCTAACTCATACATGGACGCATTTGATAAAATGGCTCATGCTATGATAACAAAAGAAATCACCGCACAAGATTTCAATAACATTATTCTTGCTGCATATCCTAAGCCTGAAACTGATGCTAAGGGTTCTGTAAAGAAGTGGGAAAACAAAGTAGATATGATTAACGATATCTATACTGGCGAATATAATGGCATGATTGCTGGCAATGCGTGGGGAGCATTTAACGCTCTTACTGAACGCCTTGACTGGTATCGTACTGCTCGTACTGGTAATGGCGAAAGCATGTTTGCTGCTGCTAGTGGATTTGACCCTGCAACTAACGCAGAAAAAAATCGTTTGCTAACTATTGTGCAAAATACTTTGCAACTAGTTTAGTAAAAAAATCCTGAGCATGATTTAAAACTGCTCCGCTGGTCCCATAGATCAATTGGTTAGATCGTTACCCTGTCACGGTAAAGGCTACGGGTTCAAGTCCCGTTGGGATCGCAAGTGCCCGAGTGTAACATTTTTGTTATAATTCTATTACGTTGACATAACATTTTTCCCATTTTCTCATTACGGATAGTTGACTTTTTTCCCATTTTGTAGGATAATAAATACATGACCCTAAATGTAGAAATATATGAAATGGATTACTCATGCTCTCCTGGTGGAGTTAATTGCTGGGAAGTATCTACTGATGATGAATTGTGTACCACTGGCTTTGCTACCGCAGGGGAAGCACTACAACACGTACTTGACAAATATCCAAACCATGAGTTAAACTTAAATGTTAAATCCCTCAACTGGTACTTTAAGGAGTTTGCAGATGAATACGCAGTATAAACCTTACACAATAGACGAACTTGTCCAAACCATCTATGAGCAAAACCTAGAACATTTTGAGTATATAGATGAGATGAATGCTGGTGATTGTGATTGTAATCTACATATGACTCTTAATACTATTATTAGATATTGGGGTGAGTAATGTTAGGTTATACTAAGGAAGATTTAGATAATGCTTCATATGGAGTTAGATTAGCGTTAGAGGCTCTCTCTGATTCCCCTGCCAAATATGCAAAAGAAGACATTCAAAACATTAGAGGTTTGGCTAAGGATGGATTACTAATAGCACAAGGACTCTTAGATGGTCTATGGGCAGAGGGATACTTTGACCATGTGTGATTAAGATCACACTGATATACCTTGCAAAATTCTGCAGGGTACAGTAAAATTGTATTAAGAACCTAGAGAAAGAGACCCACAATGCACACGCTCCATTGGATAGCAACAAAAGCAAAAGATAGACAAGAAGCCTTTGACATTGTCACTGTTAGTCTTATGCCAAACGAAGACGGAAACCGTATGGCTGACTGGTCAGACTGGCATGTTGTAGGTGGTGGCCGCTGGTCAGAGAGTGCCTATGAAAATTCTTCTGACATGATTATTTCATATGCTGAAAAGCCTGATGAGTTCAAGAAAACAATAGAGGACATCAAGCGCTATCGCATTAACTACATGAACGATAAACTTATCAAACTTGATAATGCCTTTGACAACCTTAAGTCAGATGTTGTTGATTATATTAGCAATGATTGCAAACTAGATGATAAGAGACAGTTTGATTTTTCTCGCTGGGAAATCAAAGAAGCCATAGATATGCTTAATAGTCATTGGACCTGTGACAGTGCATTCTTTGACCATAATGAATTCACATCTAGCCTGCACTATCTTGAAGAGCGCCTTGACAAACCTGAAGAGGCTGCGCTACACTATCTAGTACCTGTAGACTTCCACTTCTAAGGAGAGCCATGAATGACTTTATAGAAATTACAGAGGAAGAGTGGTTTGATAAATTCAAGCCAATCCCAAACCATATAGACGACAATGCCTCATTCAGTGACGGGGACAACGGCTACATGTTTGAAACCTATGGTGAAGAGTTAGACTTTGTTAAGTCTCAGGAGCCTAATAGGATATGGACTTATTGTGACGGAGACGATAGGGGTACCTATATATTTGAGGGTATGCGTATAGTTAATAGAATTGGGTACTTTGTAACTACCGTGCCCTTTGATGCTAACAAAGCCTATCAGATACAGATTAGCAGTGATGATGTTTACGAATGTCCTAACTGTAATGAGATATGGGAAGATGAAGCAGCAGCCTTACATTATGACAAATTTGAGGATTTGGAAAAATGTGCTGGTTGCGCTACAATAGAAGAAATCAAAGAACTAGAAGAAATGGAGACCCACGATGCCAACTTACGAAATTAAAATCGTAGGACAAATTGCAAGAGATTTCATTATTGAAGATGCTGATAATGAAGAAGATGCTAAAGAAACTGCACTAGGACAATTCTTAGATGAATACGCTCCAACCAGTGCAGATGGTTTAGGAATTGCATGGGACCTAATTGGACCAGTAGAATCTAAGGAGACCAAGTAATGGCCAAATGGGAAGTTGAAGTAATATTTGAGCCCACAGGCGATTACATGAATTTTGAGTATGAGACTGACAATGAAGATGAAGACAGCATCTTTAATGAGATATCTAACCAACTATCAATCGTACCAAATCTAATTGAGAAGAATGAGGAAGAGTAATGGGAGCACGTTGCACATTCGTTTTTAAACAGTCAGAGGATCTAGCAGTAGCGCTGTACAGCCACTGGGGCGAAGACAGTATGTATCAAGATCTTGCTCAGGCCCTGCAGCATGCTAAGCCACGCAGCGGGGATAAAGAATACTACGTCCGTATGGCCATTAGTTACTTGATGCAAGACTCTGTTCTGGATGAGACAGGGTTTGGCATCTATGCCTGCGATCCTAATGACCTAGGTTTTATGGACCATCCAATATTAATTGACCTTACAGATAATACTATTAGTCATGATGGTGTAGACCATAAGAGCATTGATAGTTTTATTAAATATAATTTGCCTAGCGACGTCCTTTCCGTTGTGTAGGCATCATAAGCGGAGGTAGGGGTCACCTCTCGCTATAGATAGGGGGAGGCACAGGTTTGTGGTGGGCTTGTGCTTCCCCACACTTTTTGATAGAATTGGGGTATGGGATTTATGCGTAGGTCTATTAGGCTTGGAATAAGTAAAGAGGAAAAGGTCGCAGGTAGAATAACTACTTTGCTATCTGACTTTACTCTTGACTTAGAAGCCATAGGATTTTATTTAGCAAAGGGTTCTCCCCATATTATTTATACTAGGGCTAATGAGGTTTTAGAAGCCATGCAGTATAATAAAGAAGTTGATCAATTAGATAGAGGAGTTTACAATGGCAGGCGGTAATACTTTTGAAAACAAAATAACTATCCTTGCTGAGTTGTGGATGAACTATCGTGATGATGAGGACTTACAAGATTTTGTAGAGTATAACGATTTAGGTTTGCCACTTGCTTATTTCTTAATGAACGAAATTGTTTTGCCAACAAGTCAGTCAGAGATCTACATTGATGAAACATATAATCTATTTGTTGCTTCTCTTGGTGTTGAGGATAAAAAGTGGACAAGCCTTGACGAGTTGCTTGGCGACCAGGCATAGCCCTGCGCCTCGGGTAAACTATATCAAACCACCCAAAACGGACATAGATTTCTCTAAAAGACATTAAGAACCTTTTCAAAAAAATCCCAGATCGTGGGAGATTACGTAATCTGTAGAATTTTCCAGATTCATACCAAACCTTCAAACCTTCCAATCTCAAACCTTCAAACCTCATATCTGCCAAACCTTTCTATCCAGAAGATATGGTTTGTATACTACTAGGAGTATTGGTATATCTTTTTATCCCCGCCGATTTTGCGTCCCCGCGGGGCGCTGAGTCCTAGTATAAATAGACATTACGAAGCGGGAATTTAAATTGCGAATTATTTAAAACTTTTACCATAGTTATCAAACCTTTCTAGATTTTTTCCTGGTGTTTTAAAAGATTTTGCTATATTTTTGGGGCATTTTTTTAGGCTATAAAGGTTTGACAAACCATGGTTTTGGGGGTATAATGCATGCCAGATATGCAGGATAGAAAGGTTTGGAAGGTTTGGGATAGGGAGGTTTGGCCGCCAGAGGATTACGACGCCATCTATAAAATCGCTCAATCACCCACTATCCTCCACTTTCCTCCCTTTTAACTATAATTAAAAAATATCAGTAAGATTTATTTCTATTACCAAACCACTTTAGATAGCATTTAAAAGCCTTCCAAGCCTTAAATAAGCGGGTATCAAACCATCGCCCTGGCTTCATATTGTCCATATCAAACCAGTGTAATTGGACATACCTACCAAACCTTTATATGGGGATATCAGGCATATCTGGAATATAAGGTTTGTTATTACACTGGGGGTTATAAGGATACTTTTGACTTCCCCGCGAAAATCTGAGATAATAGAATCATGTCAAGAACAGTTATCTGTCCTATCTGTAACAAGGAGTGGGAACTTAGATGGGCTATCTTTGCTCACGACTCATTGGCTAGGCATATGAAGGACACTCACCGCTAGTGCCCTCTTAGGGCATTGGAAGGTTTGCTATTCTATTTTGCGCCTTGCTTTTTTTGCCGAAACTTGATATGATTAGTATATGACTGAGATGACTAGCGTTGAAACAGATTTATTAGATTGTGAATGTGAACCCTGTATGGAAGATTTGGAACATCTTGGAAGATCCTAAAGTCTGCAAGGTCTGTGATCCAAACCATAAACCAGGATGTCAATTAGCAACTACCTCTTGTCCTTATCGTGATATAGATACATTGGATAACTAATGGATACAAACCTTACTTGGGCAGAAGAAGAAGTTAACCTTTGGAAGGGCTGGACATATAGCCCTGAAAAAAATAGGTATTACTTTAATGATATTGGAAATGAATCACTCGCTGCTTTTTGGGCAGATGAGTTTTTAAATCAGGCATACTAAAGTTTAATATCAAAACTTTCTTCACATTTCTTACAGTATGAAGTAGGGTCATGTTTAGTATGATAAGTAGTGGATACTAAAAATATCAAACCTTGCTTATGCATATCTAAATATTTAGGGTTAGCGTATCCGTATAATATTGGGATTAACGGGGTATTGCAATGTGGACACATATCAAGGTCTTATCCTATATGAGTATGTGTTAAGGGGATCATAGTTGGTTCCACCAGTGCTTTTGTTATACCGTGCCACAAGTAAGTTATATCTATTGATAATGTCATCAATTACAGAATTTGCTTTATCTACCGTCCGAACATGGGCATCTTGCTCTTTTATTAAATCAAGACGACTACTAGCAATAATATCACTTGTGTATTTTATACAAAAGTTACTTTGATCTAAAGTCATCTTACGAGTCTGTTTTAGATCCCCGCCAATAAATAACATAGACAAACCAAGGATTAGGATTAAGGTGGTTTGAACCCAGATAATAGTTTTAATTTTAATACTCATACTCACCTATTATAGCCTACAGTTGATATAAAGGTCAAGTTAGGGGTATACTAAAGGAATGGAAAATCTTGTTCAATTAGCAATTACAATGACAGAGATAGACACAGGCACGGAATTGCCCTTAAAAGAACGTGAGTTAATGAAACAAAGGATACTAACAAAACTAGAAGATATTAATAAATAAGGATACATATTGCATAAAAAAATACTTTCTGCTACAATAATAAGAATGATGAGAAAAAAACCAATATTAGAGTATGAGTCTGGAGTAGATGTTTATCCTAATATCATAACCCCAGCAAAAGATCATATACCACAATGGTATAAAAAAGTAACTAAATGGAAAAATAATGAAATCTTTAATTTTGAAACAGGATTTGATGGATCTCTTAAACGCTGCGTCCCATTCTTAGACACTTTTTTAACTGGATATATGATTGTTTTGCCACATGATCTTTATGTTAAGAATAACAATGGTGAACCATATCTAACTTGGCGTGAAGGTGGAGTTAAATTTCCACCAACTTGGAGAAAAGAAGTCTCAGAACCAAATTTAGTACCTGCTGGCCATTATTCAATAGAATATGAATGGCATACATCTATTGCAAATACTGTTCCTCTTGGATACAGTCTTTTAATAACACATCCATTGAATAGACACGATCTTCCATTTACAACACTAAGTGGAATTGTTGATGGTGGACTTGTAATGGGTCCTACTGGCAATATTCCATTTTATATCAAAAAAGAATTTGAAGGAATAATTTCTCAAGGAACTCCAATAGCACAGTTAATACCATTTCGTCAAGAAAATTGGAAGTCTAAACAAACAAGTGGATTAATTGAAAAATCTAATAAACACCTTACAATGACCCAGTCTTTAATTTCTGGATGGTATAAAAAAACATTTTGGCAAAAAAAAGAATATTTATAATAATATAAATAGTTAAAAAATTTATAAAATAATGAAAAAAATAAAAAAATTTAAAGAGTTTGATAAGCCTGTTGATTTAGTTGTTCATACAAAATGTCCAGATAAGTGGTTGCTTATAGATAGAGAAACTGGAGAAATATATCAAGGAAGTTCTGCGGGGTACTGGAATAGACTTGATCCAATTATTAAGGATAACCATAACTTTACAAAACAATCTGAATAGGATATACTTATAATATGAAAAAAATAATCATAACTTTTTTATTAATATCGCTGTTAATTCCTACTACATCTGCTCAGGCTGCAACAAAGTCATTAAACACTAAAGCCAATAAGGTTTCTTGTAAAAACATTAAAACAAAGTATGAGTCAGATGTAATGTCTAAGTGGTCTAATGGCTTAGCAAGTGATCAAGATGTGTTAAAAGAAATAGATTTAAACATAGCCATGCTTACTGCAAAACAAAAATCTACAACTGGTAAAATTAAAACAACCATTGCCTCTTGGATTACAGCAGAAAAAAATACAAAAATTGCTTTAATGGATAAAAATGTTAAATTAATTACTGATGCGATGAATTTAAAAATTTCTTCAATTACCAATTTTGACAAATTGTGTAAGTCAATAGAAAAATAACATATAAAAGTATAAGTATTTTAACAAACACTAGTAGCCAAGTTGGTTAAGGCCCCAAACTCATAATTCGGATATCGTAGGTTCAAGTCCTACCTAGTGTACTATCTGGTATCATAGAAGTATGTTTTGTGAGAGTTGTGGTGGCAAACTTATTAATGGTGACTGCTCCAATTGTTATACCAACTCTGCTGCTTTAAGAGAATTTGAGGAAGAAGATGACTAACTGGACTGAAGAACTTAACGATAAACAAAAAGAAGATGTCTGGAACTTTGTTGTTTTTACTGTTAAAGAAATAAGGGAACAGATAGCCAAAGATATTGAAGCAACAATTCCACTTTGGAAATCAAAAGGTTTTTTGAAATCTCGTAGAACACAAAGAGCGTTTGAAGCATCTGCTGCAATTGCTAGAGGGCAGAACGAACAAATAGATGGCTAATATAGTTTTTCTTGGTAACTTTGAAGTATCTTATAGTAGTGAGAATCATCATGCTAAGTCTTTAGAGTCTCTTGGCCATACCGTGCAAAAATTGCAGGAAAAGAAAGCAACAAGCGAAGAAATATTAAATACATCATTAAACTCTGATCTATTCATATGGGTACACACACATAAATGGCAAACCCCAGGATCTAAAACAATGACGGATGTATTAAAAGAATTAAAGTCTGCTGGTATACCGACCATGACCTATCATTTAGATTTATGGTTTGGGATTGAACGCGAAAAAGATTTAAAGAATGATGACTTCTATACAAACATTGGTCACTTCTTTGCTACAGATAAGTTAATGTGTGATTGGTTTAATGAAAACACACAGGTCAAAGGACACTTCTTACCTGCTGGAGTATATGATAAAGAATGTTATATCCATGAAGAGTATGATCCACATAACTTTGAAAACGATATTATCTTTGTTGGTAGTAAGGGTTATCATCATGAACATAAATACCGTCCAGAATTGATAGACTTTTTAAGAAAGACATACGGCAAAAGATTTCTACACGTTGGTGGAGATGGCGACACTGGAACTGTACGTGGTGATGCGTTAAACCGTATCTATGCAAGAAGCAAAGTAGCGATAGGTGATAGTTTAAATATTAATTTTAACTATCCTTACTACACTAGTGATAGGTTGTTTGAGAGTACTGGTCGTGGTGGGTTTACCATCTACCCTCGCATTAAAGGGCTTGAAGAATACTTCAAAGACGAAAATGAAATTGTATTTTATGAACATGGCAACCTTGAAGATCTAAAAAATAAGATAGACAAGTATTTGTTGGACGGGGTATCAAGAGAAGCCATCAGACTTAACGGACACGAAAGAACAAAGAAAGAGCACACTTATGTTCATAGATGGGGTACAATTATAAGTGAACTAGGGGTAAAATGAAAAATATAGCAATAACTGGTGCCACAGGACTACTTGGATCTCACCTATCAAACCACTACCTATCAATAGGTTATAACGTATTTGTACTGCTAAAAGATGAGCATAGTCGCACAGAACTCTCTAAAGATGTAAACAGAGTATATGGAAGTATTAATAATAAAACAGATGTTGATTTCTTTATAGAAAAATCAAGACCAGATTATTTTATTCACCTTGCAGCACAGACACAGGCTTATGATTCAATCAAATACCCATACAATACATTTTATACAAACGCTGTTGGTACCTTAAATGTGCTTGAATCATTAAGGGAATATAAAGAGTGCAAGTCAATTATTGTTGCTTCTAGCGACAAAGCCTATGGTGAGTTAACTAATGATGAATACTTTGAAGACCACATTCTTAATGGAATATATCCTTACGATGCATCTAAGTCTATTACAGATATTATGTGTAACTCATATAGAAATACTTATAGTATGCCAATTGTTACTACCCGCGCCTGCAACATTTATGGAACTGGCGATAACAATACACAAAGATTAATTCCTGGAGTTGTAAAAGCATACAAAGAAAATGCATTATTTACAATAAGAAATGATGGAAGAGATATTAGAGAATACATTAATGTTAAAGATGTTGTTTCAGCATACGCTAGTATTCTTGCATACGGAGAAGAAACAAACAACATTCCATCATTTAATATATCGTCTGGAGAAAGATATTCCACGCTTGAAGTATTTAACATTATTAAAGGTGTAATTGGTAAAGAAATTAAACATGAAATAATTAAGAGTGATGGATTTGAGATTAAGAAACAGTTTATGAATTCGTCCTTGCTACAAGAAAAAACTAATTGGAAGCCAAGTCATACTATGAAAGATAGCATGAAAGAAATTGTTGATTTTTACATGGACAGTAAGTGAATATAAACTTTGGATGTGGAAGCATTCAGCCTTCCAATTGGACCAACATAGATCTTGATCCAGAGTTTAAAACTGAATATAAAGATTTAAGTTTAATCCCTGACAACTCTTGCGATACTCTTGTTTGTCATGCAATAATTTGTTGTGTTAAGTATCATGATATTGAAAAGGTGTTGTCAGAATTTTATAGAGTCTTAAAGCCAAATGGAGTTGTAAGAATTAGTCTTCCAGATATCGTGTCTGGATTTGATGCATATAAAAATAACAACATTAACTTTTTTCCTAATTCAGAAGATGACTTAGATAAAAGATTTTCTGCATGGCTAACTTGGTATTCACAATCGGCATCATTGTTAACAAGTAAAGCATTGCAATATAAACTGCAGGCTGTTGGTTTTAATGACCTTGCTGAAACACAATTTAAACAAACAAAATATTCAAATGAAAAAATATATGAACTTGACACAAGAGAGCATGAATTTTATTTTGTGGAGGCAATGAAATGATAGAGATGATTAAAACAATTTTAAATGGAGAGTTTGAAATTGTGCTTCCAAAACACCGTGCATATAGACCAGAATGGCATAGTGAAGCAGGTTGGGAAAAGTTAAGACTTAAATCAATGAATAAACATATTGGTAAAAAAGATATTGTTTATTATGTTGGTGCAGAAGAAGGAGAGTTTCCAGCATTATGTCAAATGTGGGGAGCAGAGGTTGTACTCTTTGAACCAAATCCAAAGGTTTGGTCTCATCTTCCAGAAACTTGGTCTGCAAATAAATTAAAATTGCCAATGACTTGTATTCCTGGATTTGCTTCTGATAAAACAAATGATCTTGCACGTTTTTATTATAATGAATGGCCACCAGAGGCTGATAGTGAAATTGAAGCAGCACATGGATTCAAAGAGTTGTATCTTGAAGGAGATAATTATGGTCAAACAACTATAGATAATTGCGTTTATAATTTATTGATTAAACCGCCTACCGCCATTTGCTTGGACGTAGAGGGTAGCGAATGGAAGGTCCTAAAAGGGGCTGAGAGGGCTATTAGAGAGTACAAACCTAAGATTTGGTTATCTGGACACCCTGAGTTTATGCTACAACAATGGAATGAATCTTTATATAATCTTAGACAATGGATAAAGGGGTTTGGGTATAAAGAAACTCTTTTAGATTATCAACATGAGGTACATTTATTTTATGAATAATCTAATATTTTGTGCACACACAGATGATGCAATCTTTTCATTAGGTGATTATATTATTGATAATGATAATATTTTCACAATTGCTGCTGCTTTTGCTGGCATACCAACAGATGATATTGGATATAAAAAACACATAACATTAAGAAAAGAGCATGATGAAGCCTGCTCTATGATAAATGCTAAAAGTATTAATGGAGATTTGTTAGATGATGTTTATGGAAAACAAGATGAATCTTTATTGATTAGTTGGATTAAAGAAATTATTGTTAAACACGATGTAAAAGAAGTTACTAATCTGAATGTCTTTATTCCACTTGGAATACATCACCCAGATCACATACTACTAAGTGATTGTTTATTTGAAATTATAAGCCAGTATAACTGTACATTCTTTGTTTATGCAGAACTACCATATCGGTTAGCGTATCCAGAACTATATAAATCAAGGTTAGAAAAGATTAATTCAATTTATAATTTAGAGAGTCTTAGTGTTAATTTTACACAACATAAGATTGATGCAATAAAAAAATATAACTCGCAAATAGCGTATGTAGATAATCCATCATATATAAATGAAGAATTAATTGGAAAACTTATTGCAGAAGAAAAAATATGGAGAATTAAAAATGATTAACGCATATCTTTATTCAGTTAAAGAAGAAGATTGTGCTGCTGATAAGTGGGACTACGGATTACTAAAAGAGTTTTTTGATAAAAATAAAATTATTCCAGAAAGAGTTACAGCATTATTTCCTAAAGATAGAGCCTTTGTCGTTGTGCCTGGACCACAAAATATAGGTCATGAGGAACTAATATCAGATGAGTTAAATAAAATAGGCAGAGTAGTCTTGTTTATTACTGGTGATGAAAGTGGATCTTTTGATGTAGATAAGATTAAACATAACAATATTGAGATATGGATTGCATGCCCTCACAATAAACATAAAAAATATAATAGGTTGGCCCTTGGTGTTCCACAGCACCTAAGTAAAAATTTACCAGAGTATCAAGATAAATCTTATGATGCATTTTTTGCGGGACAAATAACTCATGTAAGAAGAAAAGAGTTAGCAGAAGTCATGCCATCAATACCAAACTCTATTTATGAACCAACTACTGGGTTTGCACAAGGCTTAGTTCCTAAAGTGTATTATGACAAAATGCTCATTAGTAAAATTATTCCGTGTCCAAGTGGTGCAGAGGTAATAGATTCTTTTAGATTTTATGAGGCTATAGAAATGCTTTGTTTGCCAGTAGGAGATAAGTTAGACTCAAAAATGCAAGAAACAAACTTCTTTACTCTTGTTTTTGGTACGGATTTTCCAATACAGGTTACAGATAATTGGCATAATTTAAAAAAAATAATTCCTGGATTGCTTGAAAACTATCCACAAAATATGCATCAAGTAGTTTGTTGGTGGATAAAATACAAAAGAGATCTTAGCATTAAATTAATGAGGCAAATAAATGCATAAAAGAGATATAACTATAATTATTGCAACATCTGTAATTCCAGATCATCCTAATACTGCAATGATAGAACAAACTATTAATGATATACGATTTCATTTTCCAGACAATGAAATAATTATGCAAATAGATGGATTAAGAGATGAACAATTTAATCGTAAAAAAGATTACGATGAATATAAAAACCGCATATTGTGGAAATGCCTACACCAATATAAAAATATACTACCAATAATTTTTGATGAACATAGCCATCAAACCACAATGATGAAAAAAACTATTAAACTTATAGATACTTCAGCAATGCTTTATGTTGAAGGTGATGCACCTTTAGTTACAGATTATGAAATTAATTGGCAAAAGTGTTTAGACATGTTAGAACTTGGTCATGCCAATACTATTCGTTTCCATCACGAATCAGAAATTCCAGAGCCACATAAACACCTTATGATAGGGTTAGAGAATGGCTTTATGAAAACAGCACAGTGGAGTCAGAGACCACACTTAAGTACTGTAAAATATTATAAAGATATAGTTTTACCATTCTCTGATGAAAAAACCTTTATTGAGGATAACTTTCACGGCAAGGTTCAAGATGATATTTTTCCTTATAATGCTTTTAGTCAAAAAGGATGGGATACACACAAACTTTGGATTTATCACCCAGAAGGACAGATCAAACGTTCTTACCATTTAGATGGTCGTCAGGGTACAAGAAAATATACTAAGGATGATGATGCTTGGGGGTATAAAGAATGAGACTAGGAATCATAGCAAGATCAGACAACACTGGCCTTGGTAATCAGACTAGAGAGTTAGTTAATATGCTTAATCCTGATAAGATTCTTTTAATTGACTCTACCCCGTTTAATAAAAACAAACAACACCCAGAATGGTATGACAAGTATAGTTGTATTAAAACACAAGGTTTTCCATCTATTCAACAAATAAAAATGTTTTTAGGAGATGTAGATGTTGTATTAAGTTGCGAAACCTTTTACGATCAAAACTTTATAAGGTTTGCAAATAGGCGTGGGGTAAAAACTATTCTTCAGTATAATTATGAATTGTTTGGCCACTTAACAAACCCAGAACTACCACTACCAACTATCTTGCTATCTCCTAGTTTATGGCAAATTGAAACAATTCAAAGTATGTTTGGAGATAGAACAAAGGTAATTCATCTTCCACCCCCAACTACTCCTGAGTTGTTTGCAACTGCAAAAAACAATAATATTTTTAAATCGCACAATAGACTATTACACATTGCTGGAAAGAAAGCAGCGAAAGATAGAAACGGTACTGAAACCGTAATAAATATGTTAAAGCACTCCAAAGCAGATTATGAATTAGTTATTAAAAGTCAAAGCGAAATAACAACTAATGTAACAGATTCAAGGTTAAAGATTGAAATTGGTAACCCAGAAAACAGGGAAGATATGTATAACGGCTTTGATGCTATGGTATTACCAAGACGATATGCGGGACTGTGTTTGCCAATGAATGAGGCTCTGCTTTCTGGTCTTCCCGTTTTTATGACAAATGTTTCACCTAATAATCAGATCTTGCCACAAGATTGGTTAATTGAGTCAGATTCTATAGGAACAATTAGAACAAAGGTTAGAATTAATTTATTTGAAGCAAACAATGTTTTGTTAGCACAAACAATTGATAAGTATATGTCTATCAATGATAAAACTAATTATAAACAACAGGCCTATGATTTAGGATTTAACAATTTTGCACCAACAATACTTAAAGACAAATATTTAGAACTTATTTCTCAAATTTAGTTTTTTTATCAAACTTGATCTTAAGTATTTTATTAAATATATTATTAAATGAACTGTCGGCACTAGACAAATAAGTATGATCATTTATGTTTAAATTATAAGACTTAAGAACTAATGGTCCAGAATTGTAAACTTTAACGTCCTCCATCTGTGTGCCACCGACATCAAACTTGTTTCCATATATAGATCTCCATAAAAATTGATCTAAAAGTTCTAAAACTACCTTTAATTTTTCTTTTTCCATAATCATGGGGACGTGGAGTTCATAGTCTAAGGGGTTCTCAAATCCCAACGCTTTAAGTTTTTTATATGTGCCTGAGAGTTTTCTGGTGTACTGAGAGTTACCATTAAGTTTTTGATATAAGTTTATCTTATCTAACAGTAATCCACTATGAAAATTTTCTATCTTATTTATTTTTTTAATAATATAAAAGTCATCATTCATTAAAATAAACGATTCTGATATTTCTTGTGAAAAACAAATTGTTTGTAAATTTTTTACAGCATTTTTATATTTTGATTCTTTTTGTTCTACTTCTATATAATTTCCTATATACCAGTCAGGCTTGCCACCAACAACCCATATATTTGCTTCTGGAAAACTTTCAACGACAGATCTAATTGAATATTTTAATTCTTCGTTAATACCTTCTTTGCAAATATAAACAAAATCCATTTAGTTAATTTATAAAAAATGGTTTATAGAAATCTTTAACATCTACCATTTTATTAATTCCTTCCATATTTTTTTTAAAGTATAAATCTCTTTCGTCTTCTTGATATTGAATTATTAAGTTGTCTTCTGTAATTTGTGCATAGTATAATAATTCATTAAATCCAAAAACAGATCCACCTGCGTTTATTCTTATATATCTTAACAATCTGTGCCAATATTCTGTGTCTGCTCCAAATTTAGAATTATCAAAATAACCTAATATGTTAAAAACTTTTTTATTAAAAAAAGCATGAGCGTGATTTGGCATTGTTTTTCCTAACTCTATTAACCAACTTGGTGGCATACCTCCAATTTTTAATTGTAAATCTTCCAGACCAAGTAAATTATCATTATTAAAAAATTTAATTATTTTTTCAAATCTAGTAGAATCAGAAAAATCATCTGCATCGTGAATGGTGTATATATCAAAATTTTCTTTTTCTAATAACTGCAATCCAGTATTTCTAGAATAATAAGCGCCCATATTTTTATCATTATTAATCAATCTAACTTTGGAGTTAGATAAGTATTTTTCTATTTTGTTTAAAGAATTATCTGTTGAACAGTCGTTAATTATACATAATTCAAAATTTTTAAAGGTTTGATTTAGTATGCTATCAATTGCTCTTTCAACATATAGTTCATCATTATACAATGGCATAATAACTAATAATTTTTTCACAATAATTCCTTAATTAAAAAATGGGCCTAGAATAATACCAGACCCATTTCCTAAGATTAAACTACTTTTTCTTAGCAGCCTTTTTCTTTGGTGCGCTTTTGACAGGCACAATCTTGCCAAGAGCATCTGAAATTGCTCCTGTGTTTGGCAGTACGCCAAATGCCTTGTCATTAGGATTAAGCGCTCTTAATGCAACAGGCGCTAAAGCAGCAACTAGTGCAGCCCATAGATCCTTTGGATCTGTTACGCCAGCCATGTAAAGTGCAATTACTGAACCAAGGACAGATCGTCCGTATGATGCAAGCATTGCCTTTGTCTTATCGTTTAATAGGTTATTCATTATTCCTCCTAGGATATAACTTTTGTTATTGTTGTAAAACCAATCCATAAACCAATAATTCCTGCGATTCCCGCAAAAACTGGTGGTGCTGGGACTGGTAATTTGAATGCAGCAAATACAACACCACATCCAAAACCTGTAATAGTTGATAATAAAATGTCTCTCATATTATCTTTTTTCTTGACCCATCTCTGGTAAAAGGGCTAAAAGTTTTTCGGAATAGTTATTCAAACCTTTTACCCTTAATTCATCTGAAACTTCTTTAATGGTTTGCTGTGACCTTTCAATATACTCAAAAGCCCAATCTCTTGAGTCAGATAGAAACTTTATAAAGTTTTCTTTATGTATTGTGTCGTCAGACATACTGATGCCGTTATCTATTTGAGAGTTTAACTCTTCAAGTGCCCTGGTTTTTATAAAAAGTTCAGCCAACAATAGGTTAGACTTTTTTAGTTTATCAAAGGTAGCCCAATAGGATAGCCCAAAGGAAAAAGACAGGGTAGCAAAAAATATCAAAAACATCATTTCCATAATATCTATTGTACTCTATCCCTAATGACGTGAGTTGTCCAATAGTATAAACACTTATCGCAACAAGGTTTGTTATATTCACTCTGAGTATCTTTATAAAACTCTGCATAATAAATATAATCTTTACGATAAAGGTTGGCTCTATGGGTAATATTGACACGATTTACATGAGATGCCTTACTCCAGACTGGCTTATCAGTACCCCACAGATGCCCAGAAACGGCCTTCAGAGCCTCTATGTTGGCCTCATTCTTGTCTGTCTTAATACCTCTAAGGCTAGCCTCTTTAATCATGGCTCTTGTATACGTTAGTAATGATTTTTCAGCATTCTTCCACATCAGTACCGCTGGGTGATTACGCCATGCACCTGAAGAGGATTGACCAGATAAAACCTTAAGTATCTGATAAGACTCTAGTATTTGTTTATTTAAACGCTTATTATCAAGAGTCTCAGCGCATTGATCAAAATCTTTGTATGGTAAAAAGGTTTGCACTATTCTTCTTCTTCAATGTCAAATAAATCTAAGTCTGATAATTGACTAAGCCTTGAAGCAAAGAATAAATTAATTGCAATAAAAATAGATATTGCTGACAGTATTAATATAATTATTTTCTTTTTCATTTTGTTACTGTTACTCCACATCTTAGACAGGCTGAATAACTTTTACCAGTAAATGGACAAGAGCCAGCGTCAACAAGGTTATGTGATTTAATTTTACAAATAAAAAACAATCCAATCTGTTTTATCATTTTACTGCCTCTCTGGTTACTAACACAATTGCTCCATTTATTTCTAAAGCCTTTTTTATTTGAACAACATACTTTAGTGCTTCTATTTTTTCATCATGTAACATTTTTAGAAATTTATACTCATCTAATTTTACTGTAAGGAAGTGCTCATTGTCAATAATCTCTATGCCAAACCCTTTAGGCGGTGTAATTGAGTGTACGGCCCTACGCATTTCATTCGTATACATCACTTTCTACCCCATTGAATTTTATTCCAACCACGTTCATGTGCGTAGTAAATAAATACTTTAACTACTGTTTCCCAAAATGCAATTGTTATAGATAGTGAAGCATTCTTTGTTATAACATAAGCAACAACAACAGAAGAAAGCGTTCCCCATATGCGATAACTTAATGCCTTTACAAAAGATCTAGATTTAGTTACTTTCATTATCTATATCTTCTTCAAACATATTTCTAACAAATCTATCTTCTGCATCTGCAATACCTTGACCAAAATTAGATACCCAGTTCTTTACGTTTTTCAGTAGCCGAAATAGCATGAATGTCTGCCCCCAAATCTACTTGCTCAATTTTGTATCCTACGTCACGACCATAAACAATGTTTGTAATGTTTGGAAGTCTAAGTACCATTGATTCATCCATAAACTTATCCTTAGCAATATATTCTTTTACCTGATCAAACTTAAGTGGATCTTTTTCACTTGTATTGTATGTATTTCGGACTCCAAGCAATACTTGATTAGTTCGCTTACCCGCTTCTTTATATAAAGCGTGATGCCCCTCATGCCATGGTTGATAACGACCAAGCATAAGTGTTGTTGGTGCAGACCAATCATGTAGTTTAAACAAAGAAATAATTAAACTTGCTTTTTCGTATGAATTTTTTTCATGATCAGAAAACATAAAGTCAAATTCTTTTGGTGCTACAAACATCTTATTTGTATCTTTAAATCTGCCTTCTTTAATTGTATCCATAAAAATTAGAATATCTGGTTTACCAAATGCTTCCCTTGTCGCATCTGTTGGGCAAACAAAATCTACAATAACTGGAGCAACTCCTTGATTAACAATAAGTCTTGCCATAGCCCCCATACGTCTTGCCTGCTCTATGCGATCTTCAAGGGTAAATCCAAGATCAGAATTAACTGTAGCACGTACCTCATCTGCATTAAGATGAATAGCATTGATCCGCTCTTTAAGGGCTTTTGCTAGTTCTGTCTTACCAGAGCCAGGTAGTCCAATTATTTGTATAATCATTTTTTCTCCATAACCATTATATAGCATATCCAAAGAGGTTGGCTACTTCTCCAACATTTTTTACTACATCGTTTATCTGACTACTGCTTAATTCTTTTTTCCATCTATCAGTACCGTCAAAAAGTGGTTGTTTTACTTGCCAAGATCTTCTTATTTTGTGATTACTAATGTTATTTTTATAGTATTTATCTTTTCCATCAGTATCTTTAGGATTTTCTACTCCATACCAGTTTGGAGCATGCTTATAATATTCTAACATATTTTCATCAAAATCTATATCTATATACTTACAAATATCAATAAAAGTATTTTCAAAGTTATTAACAATATCTTCATATTTAACTAAATGACCAAATGAATAAAACCTTTTTATGTAATCAAAATCTTTTTTAAGCCTATTAATTGATTTATTCCAGTCTTCAAATCTGTTATAAAGTGATGATGCTATATCTCTTGGGTCTCTTATATTTAATATAAACTTAGCATTTGGATATTCTTTTTTTATTTTATCTAAAACATATATATGATTTGGCGTTTTTTCTATAATCATAGTTTCTTTATTTGAATAGTTATTAAAAATAAAATTATTAATATCATATGATTCATCAAGGAACATCTTTGTTTCAATTGGAATTAATAATAAATTTTTATGTGCACCCAAAACAGTTGCTGTTAATGTAGTTCCAGAATGACCACAGCCAGAGATAGAAATTAAATTTAAGTTATTTAATAATTTATTTTCCATACTCTATTCCATTGTTAAGGCTTGCCAAGTAATTGACCAGTCTTGTTTTGTTTTATGTTTGTTAAATTCTCTTGAAACTTCTCCACCCTCTAAATAAACTCCACCCCAGACACCCCATTCTTTTCCAGATATGCCATTTGCAAAGCATACTTTTTTTACTGGACATTGTTTGCAAAGTGCATCAACACTTTTTCTAGATTTTTCATGATCTTCATATTTATCAAAAAATGAATTGTTTTCCATTCCCAAACACAAGGCTTCGTCTTTCCACAAATGTTGCTTCAAGATTAATCCTTATACTTATTTGGTATATCCCAACCATTACGACCAGGCTTATAAATTCTATGTAAATACCATTTATCTTTTATTCTAATACCCATAGGAGATGTTTTTGCAACGTCTGATTCTTTTAGATCAATGACATCCCAACCATTCCATAACAAATTTTTATTTTTATTTATAATTTTTTCCATTGTATTTAAACTTCTAATAATCATTCTATTCTCCTAATACCTAAAAAGACCAACATCAATGTTGTTGGCTTCTGCAATTAAAACTAATTTTGATTTTGATTCTTTTGGACGACTTAAAAAAACAAAATAATTAATTTGATTTATATTTTCGCTTAACCATATTGGTGCAGCATTATAAAATTTAATCTTCTTGCCTCTTGCTTTCATTCCTCGTTCTGATAAATTAGAAAATTCTGAAACAAAGTGATTTATTCTTGATGGACCAGCAGAATAGATAATAAAATCATTATCTCCATCTTTCATACCAGATAACGCAACGCTCATAGCACGAAGGAATACGTTATAGTCGTTAAATTCCTTTGTTCCCTGTACTGCTACTATCATTTGGTCCTACCCCTTGTTTTAAGTCATCAAGTATTGATAACATCTTATCTAATTCTTTTGTTGACATATTTTCAATATCTAATGGTTGTATTGTCTCTTCATCTACCCTGCCATTTATGGCATTTGCAGTATAAAAAACATTATTTAATATCCAGTATGCACTTCCGTCTGCTATTACGACCCTTAGCATATTTTTTTGAATATGTCTTTGAGATTGCGTTATAACTTTAGGCTTATCAAACCTTTGCTTTGGAACAATATCTTTAACCATTTCATAGATAGAACTTTGTCTATACTTATTTTTGTTTAAAAATGCCATTCTTTTTTTGTTTGATATTTTAATTATAGACCAATAAGACAGCAATGTCAAGCCTATAACTAATAAATATTCCATATTATTTAGTTTTTTTAACTGGTTCTTGGCTTAAACTTAAAACCATAGAGTTAAGTTTATTAACCTCAAGTTGTAGTTTTAATAACTCTAATTCTACGTCAGATAGTTTTTGTTTATAAAATCCTACTAACTGAATTAGTTCATTTTTTTCTAAATTTTCCATTACCCCCTACTTTCTTAGATCAAAGGCAGTTCCATGCCACATTTTTTCTAGTTTTTTCTTTTCTCTTTCTACAATTGCACGGCTCCATGAAAACCCTGCATCTCCACCCCAAGCATCCCACATAATTCTTCCATTGGAGGGAAACTCTGGACCATCATAAAAACCTTTGCCTTTTTTATCTACTTCATGACGTGAGAAAAAAGAATACATTCTTTTAACAGTACTAAGAGACATTGCTGATCCATTTACAATATCAGTTGCACGACCCCAACCTACTGGAGTTCCTGCTCCCTTGGCTTTGCCATCTGCTTTCCATTTTAAAGCACGACGAGCAGCAGCCTTCATACCAGATGTAGGAGTGTATGTATCAGCCATTTTTCTTATCTTTTTTTTGTTGTTTAATAGCACGTTTTTCTTTAAGAGTCATCTTTGGCTCTTTCTTTTTATTAGCATTACCTTTTTGTTCTTTATTTGCCATTGCTAGCCCCCTTTTTTATTTTTGGATACGGACCAAGATCCGCTTTAATACTACCGTCTTTTCTTAAACGAACTATTCTTCCATTTTTTATTTGTAATGGATTAAACGCATAGTTTTTAAAAAAAGATCCTGAAGATTTTTTAGACATTATTTTTTAAACGGATTTAAATCAAATATAGATCCGCTCCAGCCCTCTGCTTGTTTGTTAATTGTATTAGACTCAGGAAAAAGGTTTACCACTCTTTTTGGTTTTTCTACGCTTTTTGCAAAGTCTTCAAACAATGATTTCTTTGTTGACCTTGAATGTCCTTTTGGAAATAAATCTAAGTCAAATGGTTTTCTTGGGAATCTTCCACGCAGCCCAGCCATAAATGCATTTACTCTGCCCATTGCCCATTGTTCTGCGCTAGAAACACTGCCACGTACTGATGAGGGATTAGTTCTATACGCTCCAATTCCACGATTATATACCTGTCTTAATGCTCCTACTGTAATTCTACTGTCGCCTTCTTTATTTTTATTATATGCATCTGCCAATTCTTGTAGTCTTGCTGAAGAAACCTTTTCCATCTCATTATCCATTTCATACATTTTTTCATTATCAATTGGTTCAGAAGAAACTCTTAAGGATTTAACTGGTTTTGCAACACGTCTATCTGTCTTTGTTCTTTTGCCTTTTTCATCTGTTGCATAAACTCTTATAACTGCTACAGGATTATCTGCGGATGCTTCTACTTTTTCATTAGTACCTGCAATGTTTACAGTTCCAGAATGTTCAACTCTTTCTACAACTCCGTGTGCAGATTCTGTTTTATCTGGTGGTTTTGGAACTCCAAATGTTACATGATCTCCAACAGAAACTGATTTTGCTTTTTCCATATCATCTTCCATATCATATGTTTTTTCAACAGGAACACAATTAGGAACCATGCGTCCACCTTTATTTTTCATTCCTTGTTGTTCATATCCAACCCAACACTTTTTTGTCATATTGTCCCATTTATCTTCATCTTGATTATCTGAGTGATAAGATTTTCCTACTTGAGTATCATTCATTGTCATGGCAACTTCTGAATTTATAGCACTATTATTTTGAAGATCTGGAATAAATAATGGTTTAATTTTTGTTATCATAGAAGCATTTACACCAATTAAATTTTCAGTTTCATCCCATCCATAACCTTCTTCAAACTCAAGAATACGAACTAAAACTACTGGTTCTTCTGTTGAGGCTTTTAAAGAATAATCAGAATACTCTATTCCAAACATACCATCTGTCATTACATATTGAATAATTCCAACATAAACTTCATCTTCACCAGATGCAATAACAAAATCACCTTCTTTTGGCATTGATTTTTCTATAATAGAAATAAATTTTTGTGCAGTACTAGCATAAATAGCACGAGCCTGTGCTGCTGCTTTAGCCTTTGTTGGATGACATCCATGAACTGTTCCATCTGCACTTACTGTTGGATATCCATCGCATCCATAAGAGCCTTTTGCTCCTGCACGGTATCCCCCCGTTGGCTTTCCTTTTCCGCCTACTGGCATGTCAAACCTCCTAGTTTATATGTTGATTATATCAGACTTATTTTTTACGAGTTAGGCGTTTAAGTTCTTCTATAGCCCAAACATCTTGCTTGCGTAGTTTTGACATTTCTACAGGATCAAAAGACTTATTTGTTATTGTCACTACTGGCTCTTTTGCCAAGAAGTCTATGTCTACATAGCCTCTTTCCCATAATGAAAGTATTTCAGCATTGACTCTGTTAAGATGGTCATGATAAAGTTCTGGCATTACCTGCTGAATTTTGGAGGTAAATGAATATAGCAGTGACCCATCTTCAGAATCAACACCAGCAACCTCAAGGGCTCCTTCAAGAATTAACTTTTCAATCATTTCGTTTTCGTCTAAAGTCATACTTTTCCCATCTGGATTAAAGATCCTTTTGAATAATTTCTTCATATTGTCCTCTTTCAGCAAAAGATAAAAACTCTTGTAATTTTTCTTTTGTTTGCATTCCAATCAACCTTGTTATTTCTTTACCTTGACTAATAATTATAAAAGTTGGCAAAGATTGAATCTTAAATCTTTGAACCAATTCTTGTTCTATATCTGCATCAATCATATGAAATTTTAATCCAGTTTTATCTCTATTTATTTCTTGTACTATTGGTTTAATATTTTTACATGGTTGGCACCAATCTGCTGTAAAATAAAAAAGATTTACGGATGTTAATATATTTTTATCTATGATGTCTCTTCTTTCTTTTTCTGAAATTTTTTTTAAATTTAAATATAAGCCATACTCAAATTCTTCTTCTTTTCTTTTTTTCATTCTTGGACAATAAATTCTAGTTTGTCTCATACATTCTAAATGTATTGGATGAATATCAGAAAAAACAAAAGATTCACCATTTTTTATTTGATCACTTTTTGGATTTTTCCACTTAACAACTTCTTCATTATTATTTATTTTTATTCCGCAATATGAGCATAAATCTTTATAATAAATAATATCTTCATTTTCTTGTATTATTTTTAAAAATCTTTCTTGATCGTTTTTTGCTCCAGACTGCCATGGAATTGGAACCTTTGCAGAAAGTTTATGTCTTTTACGGTTTATTGGTAAAACTTTTGCAAATGGTCTTGGCAGCCCAGTAAAATTTTTATGTTCTTCATGCCACTCAATGTTTCCAAAAACCTTATCAATCATTTTATTTTCCAGATTTTATTCTGGCTTTTTTTAATACATCAAAATCTTTGATTTTTGTATCGCCAAGATATCCCCAGGCATATCCGTCATTAATCATTTTATTATTAACTGATTCTGATTCTCCATTAACATATACCCAACCAAGAATACGACCATACTTTTCTGATGAATCCATTTTTTCTGTACGAATAACTACAGACTTAGCATCTTTAAGTTGTTTTTTTAAATATTCTTTAGCCTCAACACCTAAAGCCTTTTCAGCCTTATTGGTTGTACGTGATTCTGGTGTATCAATACCAGCAAGGCGAACACGGGATGAAAATAAAATATCAAACCCTAAGTCAATAATTACGTCAATGGTGTCTCCATCAACAACGTTATTTACTTCTTTTACAAAATATTCATACATATTATTTTTCCTTTAGTTTTTCTCGTTCGTCAACTATGTTGTGAGCAAAAAGCATTAAATTTGCATACCCAGAAGGTTTTGATATAACTTTATTATAATGATGTCCACAAAAATAAAGTGACCCATTTTTTCCTTCTGCTTTTATAAAGGCCTGTGATAAACATAAATCACAACGATCTAAACCACTAATTTTCCAGTTTTTTTCTGTAAAACTTGGATGTTCTTGAACAATGTTAGTCATAGTATGATTATACATCTACTTTCTGTTGTCTGTGGAATAAAAACCCGAACCGTTAAAAATTGCACTAGGAACACTCCAAAGCCTTTGCATAGACTGATTACAACACACTGGAAGTCTTTCTTCATCAAATTTTTTTTCAAACTCAATTTGTGAAGAACAGATAGAGCATTTGTAGTCATATCTAGGCATAAACTCTCCTTTAAGTTGTACTATTAGTATATCAAATAATAGGCAGTTTTACAACATGCCCAGGTTGTTATTTTTATTTTATTTTAATTACTTTTGGCTTTTTTTCTTCAGGAACAACACGGTCAATACTTATGTTAAGCATACCGTCCTTAAGGTCTGCGCCAGTGACCTCCATATATTCACCAAGAGCAAATGATCGTACAAATTTACGACCAGCAATTCCTTTGTGAACAACTTCAGCATCTGTAACTTCTGTAATTTCACCCTTAATCACAAGAGTTCCATTGTCTACTGAAACATCAATATCATCTTTTGTAAACCCTGCAATTGCAATTGATAAACGATATGTGTCTTCGTCTAGTTTAAGAAGATCATATGGAGGATATGATTGTGAATTTACTTTATGTGCTGTATTTAAACGGCCTAACTCTCTGTTAAAGCCAATAAAAAAAGGATCATTGAATAGATCCATTGCGAACTGTGTTACCATTTTATTCCCCTTTCAAGCGAATAAGTTAATATACCCCCCTAATGGGCAGGTATACAACTATTATATCAGAATTTTGTAGCCCTACAGAGAATTGAACTCTGCTCACCAAGATGAAAGCCTGGTATCCTGACCACTAGAAGATAGGGCCTTGGAGCGGAAGACGAGATTTGAACTCGCAACATCTACCTTGGCAAGGTAGTACTCTACCATTGAGTTACTTCCGCAACAACTTTAGTTAAGAACCCATCTTCCTAACATAGAAAGAATAAGACTTATTTGCTCTCTTATTTTTGTTTTAGACTCTTCAACTATTTGTGCTAAAACTTGTTCATTTGTTTTGCGCTCAGTAAATGATGTAACTTCTTCATTTAATGTAGTTAAAATGTTACTTACTTTTTTTGAACAAACTGTTGATGACTCTTCGCAAGTAAATTGTTTAGTGCTTGTAGATACCTGTGCGCTTGTGTTTTGAGCAGGAGCAACCTCAGTCATTTGAAATGATCCATTTGTATTTGTGAGGTCTTGAACTCCAAACTCATAATTTCTTACTGAGCGTGATACTGAAACTTCAGTTTCAATCGCAGATGTGTTTGAAGCAGATTCAGTAACTGTTTGGCTTTGAGTTGTATTTGATTCGGCAACTTGGAAGACATTACGGTTATCTTTATATGTCACATTTGGTCCATGAATACCTGCAACATTGCCATTTTGATCTGAAGTTGATTGTTGAACTATTAAACAACCTGCAGGGCAGCCCATATATTCATGCCCCATAGTTCTATTGTTGCCACCAAAGTATGCAACACTTCCCACGATCACACCATGAACAACTCCTGTTTCAGGATTTACTACCGCAAAACCACCAACTGCAGATTGTGCTTGTGTTGGAGGTGTTGTGCCAGAGGTGCCGTCACCATAATGATAAATTGTTTCGCTTGCGCTAGCAAGATTTATTGTAAAACTTGACATTGTTATTGCTAACAAAAAAATGCTCAATATTTTTTTCATTTTACCCCTTAGTTAGTTATTATTTTTATTACTACTTGACAAGGGTCTCCGCCCTTTTCCCACTCTTGTGCTTCTTCTTCACTCATATACGGATCTCCGTCATGAGTATTACAGAACGGGTTTGTTATCCATTTCTGTTCAATTCCATTTTCAAGCCAAATCTCAAACTTTTTATCTTTTGATTTTTTGTATTTAATTTTTTTTAATATTTTATTTAAATTTTTCATATATAAATAATAACATATTCTAATCTAAAAGTCAAGTTTTATTTTTAGGAAGTTGATGATCTATAAACTTATTTTCTTCAATATCTTTGCCAGAATAATATAATCTATCACTTTTTCCATTATTTTTATTGTTTATTTCTCTTTGTTTATTATGTTTATTAACTATCCTTATTTCTTCTTCTACGACTTCTTTATTAAATACATCATATGCATTTTTTAATTCAAAAGAATCACAAAAATATCTTGGGATTGGCAATAAACCTACTAATGGTGTATCTTTTTCTATTATAATATTTGTATTTGAAAGATTTATTTTTATGTTTAACGTAAATGAAAATCTAAGATTATCTGATTCTACAACGCCAGTCATTGGACTTAAGCCAGCGAGTGGAAAATTAGGTGGAGCAATTGTCATTAAATTTATTCCTGGAGGAGTTTTTAACGTTAATGGAAAATGAATTGTTAAAATACCATGACCAAACTCTGAAGACGGATGTATAAAATTAATGTTTTTATATTTTTTAAAATCTTCTGTATAAGAAATTGTTAAACCATCTGTGTGATTGCTACCATTCCATAAAAGTTTGATTGTGTATGGTAAACTAAAAATAAATCCTTGCATATTTCCAATTGCTAATGGCAAGCATTTGTAAAAATGTGCATTAAACCAATCTCTTTTGTTATTTGTATTTAGTGGTTTTAAAAATAAACCTATATCCTTTAAATTGAATGGCTCCAAGCCATTTGCAGGAATTATTGGAAAAAATGCAATAGTTTTATCTGGAACAACAACTCCATCACCTTGATTAATTATCATTATTTTCCTTTGTTTTTATCACACTTAATAGTTGTTATATAAAAATTATACATCATTGGCTTCCCATTGTCAAATAATCATCTAATAATGTTGTTATTGTACTTTTTTTCCCACAAAAAAATATCATTTTTATCATTTAACAATGGTTGTCCCTTAATGTTTAAACTAGTATTAAGTAAAACAGGAATTCCAGTTATTTTATAAAATTTTTCAAGAACGGTCCAAAGCCCTAAGTGTTGATCTTTATTTACAGTTTGAACTCTAGATGTTCCGTCAGCATGGACAACGGATGGTATTTTTTCTGGCTGTAAACATTTTACTGTATATTGCATATACGGAGAATTAAAATTCATATCAAACCATTTATTTGCATATTCTTCCATGACTACAGGGGCAAATGGCCTAAATATTTCTCTTTCTTTAATTAAATTAACTTTATTTTTTATATTTGGGTCTCTTGGATCAGCAAGAATGCTTCTATTTCCTAATGCTCTTGGTCCATATTCTGCTCTTCCAGTTGCCACTGCTACTATTCCATTTTTTAATATACCGTCAATTATTTTATCAACTGGATATTCTCCGCCTAAATCGTGACCTAGGTACGGATCTTTCCATTCAATATGTTTTCCATACAGGGCTGCTGCTGCTCCCAAAGAACTTCCAGCATCTCCTGGGTTGGGCATAATCCAAACATCACTAAATATATTCCATAACAATGTATTGGCAGAAGAGTTTAAAGCGCAACCACCCATAAATACAAGATTCTCTTTGCCAGTTAGGTTATAAGCCATACACATAAAATCATTTAGCCTTTGTTCGTAAACAACCTGAACTGCAGCAGCAATATCAAACCTATCTTGTTCAGTTATTTGCATTCCCCAGTCATTAATTCCTTTGTGAAAATTATATTTTTGTTTATTATATTTTGGAAAGTACTTATCTACCTGTTTATAATATCTTGTCCAGTCTCCATAGGCTGCCATGCCCATCATAATATATTCTTCCTGGTTAGGCATAAGTCCAATTAGTTGTGTAAAAGCAGAATAAAATAATCCAAAACTAACTGGATAGTTTTGTTTATACCTAAGTTTAATTTTTTCACTTTCGCCAACCCAAATTGTTGAAGTGTTATATTCTCCTATTGCGTCAATAACTACAATTGCTGCATCATCAAACTTGCTTGTAAAGTACCCAGCACAGGCATGAGAGTAATGATGCTTAAATGATTTTCTTGGAATGTTATCTATTTTAAATTTTGGAAGCCAGTCTCCTGAGCCACCACTAAAAAAAAGTCTTGATTTTTTTAATAATGGTTTTTCGTAATATGCAACATAGTCTGGTTTACCATATTGCAATGCATCCTGGATTAGATTATCATTAACGTACCAATCATTTTTCTTTTTGCTATATCTTTCTGCATGTCCTGCAAATAGTATCTTTCCATTTTTAATTAATGAGATTGATGCATCGTGAGAGGTTTCATTAATACCAAGAATAATCATTTATTTTTTTCTAAATATTTATTATAAATAAAATTTGACCAATACAAATGTATTCCATTTCCTCTATGCTTATTATCTCTTGCTATATCAAAAAATAAATTATCATGTTTTTGTTTTAATAAAAATAAATCATTATCTAACGTTTTTTTTTCTATATAATAAAATGTTTCAAAATTATATTCTTTAAAAGTATCATTTGTTGATTTAATAAAAATTTTTTTATTTCTATTAAAATGATAATTGTCATACAAGTTCCATGTAAAAGATAATAATTGTATATTATTTGTTTTACAATATTGTTCAAGCATAAAATAATAATTATAGATTGTTAATCTATTTATGTAATAATTTTCATAAAAATTATTATATGATTTTATTTTATAAGTCATATCATTTTTTTCAAAATCAAAAAATCTTGAATGACATGGTAAATTAATAAAAATTGTATCTGGATTTCCAAATTTTTTACAATATTTAAAAATGTTTAAAATAGAGTTAATAATATTATTTCCATTTAAACCAATATTAAAATATCCAGAAGAACTTTCTATTTTATTTATTTCATTATAAACTTTATAAGCCCAGATTTCTTCTTTTTTTAAACCAATTCCATAGGTATTAGAGCATCCAGAAAAAAGCACATGCTTGCCTTTATGATTTGTTAGGAATTCATCACAACGGTAGTTATTAGAGTTTACCTTGTAGTCTGAGCCATCTCTTATTGGTACTTCTCTTATGTCAAGTTCTTCAGAAAATCCTTGTATTGAGTGCCACCAATTAAAATTATCAGTAGACATACTTTCTTTTTCTTTCTTGTTTTTTTATTTTTTTAATATAAAAATATTTTTTAATTTTATATATAATACTTTTCATATACTTACTACATCAATTGGACCCATACAGGTGGGGCTAAATTTTATTGCTGCACTAATTGCTCCAACAACGCGATTGCGTGGATTTTTAGATTTTTCTGTAGCAGATAAATATCCATAAGCATATTCTGCTCCTGAACCCATTGCTAAATAATCTAAATTATATTTTGATAATGACATATCAATAGCATTATGTTCATATATTTGACCTTTGATGCAAATAATAAGACCTAAATCTCCTTCTTTGGTTGTATCTACCCACCAATCTTCATAAAAATTTCTAAGTTGTTTAATAAATTTAGTTTGCATAAACTTATCTAAATCTTTTATATCTGGAACATAAGGATTAAAATTATAACGAATGCGCTCACCATCTAAAGATCCAGCATATCCAATTAAATATGGACCAAGTTTCCAAACTTTTGGAGATGTTAGTGGAAGAATTGTATTATCATCTGAGGCACCACGATCACCAGCCATATATATTTTATTGGTTAATTGATCACGCACAACGGCAAGTACGGTCATAAGATCCCCCTTTATACTATAAAATTAAGTATATCATAAAAATTAAATAAACTAATTACGCTTATTAATAGTATTTTTCTATAAAAATGTCTTGTTTTTTTAAATTTAAAAGAATTTCATCATATTTTTTGTTAAAATTTTTCCATTCTTTAATATTATCTTTCCAAACTCCAATAGAAACTTTATTAATATTTATTTCATTATTTAAAAAACTTTGACATTTTGTTTCATTTTCTATATTCAAAAAATTTAAAATTTTTAAAAAAGAATTTTGTTTATCATTTATAGCAAGATCTTCAAATCTTAAAGATAAATATTTATTATTATTTGTTATTTTTAATTCATTAAAAGATTTGATAATTCTTTTTTCCCACCAACATAAAAGTTCAATTTCTGTTTGAGGTCTAGAAAATATTTTAAAGCCTCCAGGATATTTTTTAGTATGCAAATATAAAGAGTATGCTGTATCTCTACCATCTCTTATTAAATTTATAAATTTTGCATCTAAAAAAATATTGCTAATTCTTGATATATTTATTACGTTATTAGGAGTGGAATCTCCTAAGTATGTTGCATTTTTTTTAAATTCAATTTGATTTTTAAAAAAATTAAGGTGTTGTTTTTTTACTTGTTCATTAGTAATTTTTTTATTGTCAAATAAATCTAATAATCCATTTTCTTTTGTTAAGATTTTTATTTCATCTGGAACACTTGAATAAAATTTTGAATGTTTACCTAATAATTCTAAGGTTATTGTTGTTCCACTTCTTGGACTTCCTCCAATAAAAATTGGAATCACTTTATTTAATAGTTTGACCGCATGCTGAGCATGTTTTAGACTTAGCAGCACTCTTTTTAGCAGTAGTTGCAGGAGCAGAGCCAAACTTCGGTCTGCCAAACCCTACAATTGAAACCATAATTCCTTTTTTGTTTTTTTTAAAGGCACGAAGTTTTTTACAAACCTCTCCACCATTACGTTGACTACCCTTTGGATCTCCTGAAGTATTTCCTTCAATACACCAGACTGTTCCATCTCCATTGTCTGCTACTACTATTGCTACGTGACTAATTCTGTCTACCCCGTCAGATGGAAAATCAAAGTATGCAATATCTCCTGGCTCTGGATCTGCTAAGTCACCGTCAATCCATGAGTTTGCTTTTTTAAATGCTTGTGCGCCACCAGGAGTGTAAACAGTATTTGGAATTTTTACTCCTGCTTCATTAGCACACCAATTTACAAATGAACCACACCATGGTTGAAAATCTGCTTTAGTAAACTTACCATACTTGGTTTCATTGTCTTTAGGACCTTCAACAGTTCCTACTTCTGCAGTAGCAACTTCAATAAGACGGGCTGCTGTACCTTGCTCCGCCATTATTTATCCCAATTTGCATCAACAGGTTGTTCCTCTGGCATTGCGCCATCAGGCTTGTTTAATCTCCGTGCTTTTGCTTCATCAATTTCTGATTCAAGTTTTTTATCTGCTAATGTATTTTTAGAATCCATTTCTTTGTTAGACAACTGTGCATCCATAATATCTTTTGCACCAGACTGACCAATTAAAATACCTGCAAGTGTTCCAGTAATAAATGTTGCTACACTACCAAGAACATTAAAAAACATTTTATCGTTTTCAGATTGACCAGTTAATGGTTGCTCAACAAAAACTAAGGCATATAAAATACCCATTGTTGTAAAAAATAAAATTGCCCCTAAAGTAAGACCTAAAACAAACTTTAATAAACCATCTAGTTCTGCTTGCGTTCTTCTTTTACCCATTATCAGTTTCCTTTACTAAGTCTTTTGTACATACTCCGCTTGCTTCACATGTTGGCGGAATGCACAATTTGTCTTTCCAATTTGCTGGATCTTGGCACTTGTAACGATATTTACTTTCTAAAATACCACAGCCTGAAAGACTTAATACAAGTATACCGCAAAGTAGGGTTGAAATCAATTTTCTCATATTTATATTATACTATACATTAAAGAATGAATTATAGTATTATTAAATAAGATTATTAATCTTCTTTACGAATTCCTATGGTTGCAAACCATATGGCTACTGATACTAGGGTTACATACCCTACTACCGTCTTTGCGCTACCCTCTAAAACCACCCATGCTACAAAGAAGCCCAGGAATGTAAAGTTTTCATTTAGGGCTGCCATGCCCCATTCTTTTAACTTTTTCATTTTATCTCCTTCTTCTAGGTGCAGTAGCAACAATTAATTGACCAGCAATTACTGTTACTACCACAATATCTTCTGCTTTTTCACGTTCTGGAATGGACATATCAGCACCTATGCTAAGCAAGGCTTTACCTAACTCACATTTTTGCTCTTTTGTCAAACCCTCAATTGCTTCATCTGGATTAAAACAAGTAGCAACTGCACCAAACAATGCTGCTGGACTTTCTAATACAAGCAACGCTGAAGCCACCTCTGCAGTAATAACCACAGGGTTACCGCTAGCATCTTCTCTTACTTCTACTGGAATTGTTGGAGGAAGATCACGATATTCAAGTCCCGCTGCTTCTATGTTGGCAGCAGTTACAGGTGCTCCTTCTGCTGATTTTATCAATACATCTGCAACTAAATCTTTTTCTGCTAAAGTAAATTTGCCGTCTTCAGATAAGGCTTCAGATAAATTAACAACTTCTGCAGTTGTTATTTCTCCATCTGCAGAAAGCATTTCTGTAATAAATTCTGCTTCTGCTTCTGTTAATCCGCCCTCTGATAAAGATTCAGATACTTCAGCAGCAATTTCTGCAGACACTTCTCCACCTTCAGCAATTGCTTCCAGTACGGCAGAAATCTCAGATGCATCTAAACTACTATCGCTAATTAAATCAGTAACAACGTCTTGAATATCTTCTACAGAAAGATTTGCACTACTTTCTGATATTTCTTCAATAGATACTTCGCTTTCTTCAAATACAGCCTCTACTTCTTCTGCAGGAGTATCAACAGGATCTGTATCTACTGGATCCGTATCCACAGGATCTGTATCTACTGGCTCTGTATCTACTGGAGTTGTATCTACTGGTTCTGTATCTACGGGGTTTGTGTCAACAGGAGTTGTATCTATTGGAGTTGTATCTATTGGGGAACTATTGCCGCCAGTAGTTAAATTAGAGCCTTGTGGTACGGGTACAGAAATAATAGTCTCAGTATATTGACTTACAGGTCCAGACCAGTTGGCAACTCTAACAGTATAAGTAGCACCTTCTGTTAAACCACTTAACTGAATAGATGCAGGAGCACCATTTGTATTATATGTTCCACCAGCATATGGATTATCCGCATTTGGATCATCTGTTATTACTTGATAGAACCAAGTGTTTGCTGTATATCCTTCAGGTAGGGATGGTGTAATAGTTGCGGTAGTTCCTGCAACGATTGGAGTTGAAATTATTGGGGCAGGGGTTGGAATGTTGTTATTAATTGCAGTAACTAGTTGACTTGATTTAGTATTTAATGTTGACTGAAGAGAGGTTTTTGTTGATACCGCTGAGTTTACGGTGTTGGTTAAAGATGTTGTGTTAATTGCATTTATGTTAGAAGTATTTGTAGTATTTTGAGCAACAACTGGGGTAAGGCTTGAGTTTAATTGTGCAATAGTTGCATTTGCTGCGTCAACTGCTGCCTGAACTGTTGAAGTATTTGGATCTACATAAGGTGTAAAAGCAGGACCTTGACTTATTTGTCCAGCAAATCCAGCACCAGAATTAGTGTCTGTAATATTAATTACTGCGCCACCAGTTGTTTGTCTGTAATTAAATCTTGCTTGGTTTGGAATTGGTCCATTAGCAGTTACATCTGCAATCCATGCACCATTACTTGGGTTTACATCAGCATTAAATCTTACTTGAACCATTTGCGTTGAAGCATCCCGTTGTGGATAAGGTCTAAGATCCCAGGCAATGTCTAAACTTGTACCAGTTGTTGCATAAGTAATACCTGTTCCTGTGCTCCAGGTTGTCCAGTCCCATCCTGCTATAGATACAGATGGAGCATTTGGAGTTGAATAATAATTTGCCCCTTCATTTACACCAAAAGTTATGGTTGCATTAGATCCAACAAATACATTGTTATATACAGTTCCGCCCATTTGCATACCAAATGGAAGGTTCATTTTAACGCCAGCGTCGTCTACTCCCGCCAAAACATTTGTACTGGTTCCAATAGTTGCTTGTAAGTTGTTGACTGCTGTTTGAGCATTATCAATTGCAATATTGGCTTGAGTTAATTCAGTCTGAGCGGTTGCTTGTGCTGTAGATGCTTCTGTTTTTGCTGCAACGGCTTCAGATATTGCTGTTTGAGCCTCTGTTATTTGTGTTGTTATATTATTTATGGCGGTAGTTGCAACAGTTACTGTAGCCTTTGCATCTTGAACTACCTGAGAACTTTGATCTATTGGAGTAATAGATAAATCAATATTATTAATAGTATTAATAGCAGTTTGAACATTATTTATTTCTGTATTAGCCAAAGATATTTTTGATGCTATTTCTGCCGTTACAGATTGGGCTTGGGAATATTCGGTTTGTGCTTGTCCTACCTCTACCAAAGCACTATCAGTGGCTGCAATAGCCTCTTGAACCTCTGTAGTGGCTATTCCAAGGGCTGTATTAACTGCTTGTTGTGCTGGACTTACAATAACCTGTTCTTGATTTTCTGTAGCCCCAGCATGATCTGGTGCCATTATTCCAAAAATTGTGACACATAAACCCACCCCAAAGGCTATTATAAGTTTACGTTTAAGGTTTATCAATTAGGGGCTAACTCCAATGTGTAATTATATTATGAATTATATCATTTTTTAATTATAAAAAAAGAGGGTAGAAATTAATCTACCCTCTAATTTAAATTAAGTTATTACTTAATTTTTAACTTCTTCATGATCTTAGCGATAAGAGCATTTAAAGCCACGATTTTTGCATTTAATGCATCAAGTTGTGTTAATAATGCTGCATTTGCAGTAGCATTTGCATCTAATACATTTGCTGTTGTTGATAATGCAACCTTTTGTGCTGATAAAGCAAGTCCAGTAGCAGTACCAGTTGTACCTGTAACTGTAAATGGACCAGCAGATAATGGAGCATATAGATTCCATGTTGCAACTCCACCAACAAATGTTGGAGTCTTAGATCCAACCAATGTTGCTCCACCTAGTTGAGTAGATGAAATTAGGTCTGCTAACAATAAATCAGTATATGAAGCGCCACTTGCAGCAATATCTGAGATTGGCTTACCTGAAGCATCTACTGCTTTCAAAGTAAGTTGAACCTTTTCTCCATTGATATAAGATTTTTTATCAAATGATAAAGTAACAGATGATGCCACAGAACTTCCAATTGTAACAACTGTACTTGTTGAAACTGTGGGAGTTGTTGTTGCATTAGCAAATGTAATTGCAACGTCTCCAGTAGCAACTCCATTAATAGCAAAATATGCTACTCCTCCAGTTGTTGTTGTTGAGGCAGAAACTGTTGCTACAGATGTAGATGCTGATGTAGCATAAACTGTAGTTCCGTTAGATACTGGATTATTATTTGCATCTTTTACGGCAATTGCAACACCATAAGATGTTGAAGATCCATCAGTTCCGTTAGATCCAACACGGTAGACTGAAAAACCTTTTGTTGCAACATAAGTTGCAGCATCTCCAGCAAAAATAACTGTTTTAGTTGCTAAAACTGTAGAACCACTTGAAATTGTAATTGTTGATGTTCCTGATGTTCCATCTCCAAATACGTTTACAAAATATTGTCCAGCAGTTCCTGTAACAGCACGACCTTGTGAGGCTGCACTAGCCTGTGTTGTACCAAGACCAATCATTCCTGGACCAGCAACAGTAACTGTTAATGTTCCATTTGAAATAACATTATTGTTTCCATCTTTTGGCGCTACAAGAATATTAGCAACTGCATTTGCTGCTGCTGACTGTGCAGTTTTTGGAGCAACAATTGATACAGAATTAGTTGTTGCATCTGGTGCAGCAACCCCTGCTGCAGAATAAACTGTTGTATATGACGGAGATACTGATAAGGTACCAGAAGTCGTCCATGAAATTGTTTTAATTACTTGTGTTCCTGGAATTCCAGTACCAGCAGTAATTGGAGTAACAGTTACTGTAGATGTACCAGCAGTAGGGCTTGAAATAATAAGAGTTGAAACTCCTGCGCCGACGTTGCTAGTTGTAATCTGATAATAACCATTAACTGGCGTTAACAGGGTAGTGTTTGATCCTGCAGATGCAGATACAATTGAACCTACACCAGACAAAGTAACAGTTGCTACCGTGTTTGTGTCTGTATTAATTGTAAGAGTTGCAAAACCACCAATAACCTGAACACCGTTTGTGGTATCGTACATTGTTGTATTTACAATTGTCGGAGCAGCGTTTGCTGGCGTAGCGACAAGTGTGGTGCTAGTCAAGGCTGCAGCGATGACAATAGCAACTTTCTTAAATGAATTCATTTTTCTCCTTGTTTGTTTGTACTATATGATATTTAACTTATCAAGAAAATCTCTAACATCTTTAGGCATTTCCTTGTTATCTAATTCTACCATAGCCTTCTGTTTCTCTGCAAGTCGTGCAGAGGTAGACCAAGTATGTATCTCAATCTCATGGTTAGAATCTTTAGGTGTATGTGATATTGCTCCAAATACAGCGCCACATACAGCATCTGCTAGGTCCTTAGATTTTTTACGTGGATGATCAACTCTAGTATTTTTCATAATTTTAAGTTCTGACATTTCTTCCAGTAACAAAGGAATTCTTGGTATTGCAACTCTCTCTTCATATATCATCATTGCTAAATCTTCGTAGTGTTTTTTTGCAACAGAAACGGTATCAGTCTTTATGCCTACCGCTTTTAATTCCTGTTGAATATCAAATGATTGCCAACGGTCAAATGAAACAACTCCAATATTAAATCCTTGTCTGCGTAGATTAATGATCCATTGTTTTACTTCTGACAAATTAACTGGACCTTCTGCTTTTGGTTCCCACCAAGCAACTGCATCAACAATAACCATTGGCGCTACTTGCTGATAATCTTTAATAACTTGAATGTTTACCCACTTGTCTACGTGAGCAATTGCTACAGCACACTTGTCGTGTTTCTGTGCAAGGTCAGCATGAATATAATACATTTTTTCTGGATCAGGTTTAAATGATTCGTCAAACCTTCTAAAGTTATCAACTGGATTTCTTAATGTCATACATTTTTCTAACTTATCTTTTTGTTTAAAAAATGCATCTGATGCAAATGTTGGGGTACATGCAAAACGCATCATGGCATCACCAAGATCTGTGTAAAATGCTAATTTAAAATCATTTATTTTTCTAGTAGGGTTTACATCCCATGTTGTTTTTTTAAGTGCTAAAACTTTTGGAACTTTGTAAGAAATAATTGTGTCTTCTTCCCATGTAATTTCAAATTGATTATTTGGATCATTATGTGGCAGATCTTCGTTCATAATAAAAAGATGTTTTTTTTCAATAGTTTCTTTTTCTGCAATAACATCTTCGTATCTTTTAGAAATAAAGTCACCTTGATAACGAGGAAACGAAAGTAATACTACTTTCCCCAAATCTGGAAAACGAGAGTCTACAGATCCACGGAATGCTTTATAAATATTTTCTGCAGTTTTACCTTGTTCATTACCAGTTTCAACCTCAGATGCAAAACCAGAAATTTCATCAAGAACTGCAAGCAACAAATTTAAACCTTCATGTGATTCTCTTTCTGAATGTCCAGAGTAAACTGTAATTGATTTATCAAACTCAATGTTATCGGCCTTTGCATTGTATTTTCCTGCAAACCATGGTGATTTTTCTATCTTAGTTTTAAATCCTTTAAAGAATACGTTCTTTGCTTGTTGTGCGTTAATGGCTACGTTGATGATATCAATTGCATCCCCGCTTGGTTTTCCATAATATCTGGCAGGATCTTTAAGACATAACAATTTATATACTATATATGCACAGGCTACTGTTGATACAAAGTCTTTTCCAGATCCTTTTCCAAGTTGCAAAATAATTTCATTTTTAGTGTATTTATCAAAATATTGAGCGCCAACAACAGATCCAAATATTTCTTGTAATTCTTCTTTACGATAAATTTGACTCATTGCTTCTACAATTTCATATTGAATTGAAGACAGTTCTGGCTGGCCAAGATAATCAGCAGACTCAACAAATGTTTTTGCGTCTACTGGAATTTCATCAAATTGGTTTTCTTTTAATACTTCTAGAAAATCATTAAACATCTTGGACAATTGTAATTACCTCTCCCTCTTTAGCAATCTGAGAAAGACGTCTCATAATTAAATCACGAACCTCTGGATGGGTTGAGGCAATGTCTCTTAAGATTTCAACAAGAACTTCTTGTCGTCTTTCTATTTCAACCATTTCTTCTGCAAGTTCTTTATTTTCTAAAAGTCCTGCTTTTTGTAACATCTCAATTCTAGATTTTTCAATATCCATTACTAATTTAATTGCTTGAGTTTTTGCACTAAGATTATTAGTCATACTTGATTCATCAATTACTTCATAAGCCTTCGTAATAAGTTTAGTATAGTGTGTATCAGCACCAGCAAGGGCTTCTTTAGCACGAGCACGAATTGCATCATTTGCAGATGCCATAACTTTCCACTCATTAATTAATGAAACAACACGAGTACGTGGAATGTCTAACTCTTTAGAAATTTTTGTGGGATCTTGACCTTTAAGGTATTCTGTAACTACCTTATTAATTTCATCAAGATGTTCAATTAATTCTGTTTCAGTTGACATTTTTTTCCTTTGCTATTTTTAACAAAACTAAATACCCTATTAGATCATCAATATCGTTGTCTCCAGGATAGTCTGTGCCTTTCATAAGACGACTTAGTTTGTCATCAATTCTAACCTTAAGTTGTTCTGCTGGATCTGACTTGCTAAAAATTCTTACAGGATCAAGAGCAGAATCACCATATGCTATATTTTTTTCTATAAGTATTTGCGCTATAGAGTGACATGCTTGCCAAATTGCGTTACCAGATGGTGCCCTAACTGATTGCAGGTAAAGATCATTACACTTAAAATCTTTAACATCTTTGTATACTGGTTTTAGTTTCATTTATGTTCCTCTGTTTGCCATGCAATATAGTTTGGTCCAAAAACTTTTTCTGCTTTTCCTGCTCTATAGTTATAAATTGATTCACTGTGTATTTTTTTTGCATCTTTTCCTGAATAAATGATAAAGTTATCTACATCGTAAGACATAATAGTTTTAAAAATTGAATTTGAAAACGTTACATATCCTGTTTGATATATTGAATAATCTATAACATTCTCATATGTTATATTGTCTATTTTATTAGTATAGTATATGTCTTGAATTTGTTTTAATACGTTTTCTAAAAATATATTTTTTTCAGAAGATGCAAAAATCATTTGAGTAAGTCCAGGATTATCTGGTTCTTTTGATACTGCAAAGTCTAAATCTAAATCAATCCAAGATTTTAAAGGTTTTTTACAAAATATGTCAAGATCTGCATAAAATCCACCATTAACATATAAGCACATATATCTCCAAAGTGTTGATCTTAAAACATTTACAGTATAAGAGTTATAAATTGTAAGCCACTCTTTACCAAAATTATTTAAAACAAAATCTGCTCTTTCTTTTCCAGATACGTATTTATATTCCCAATCTGGATTTTTTTCTTGCCAAGAATTAGCACACTCCAAGGCTAGTGGAGGTAAGTCTTTATATTCTGATTCATATGTTTGCCAAATAATTTTAGGTATCATCGTTTTGATTTTCTAAATCCAAATTTTGCAAGGTATACGTAGATAGTTTCAACACTAGTTCCACACTCCTTAGCAATGTCTTGTGGAGACTTTTTATCCATAACAAACCTTTTACGGAGCCAAGCCTCGCTTGTATACAGTTTAGCAGCCATGGTATTATTTGTCAACTTCTGCTTCAGAGATGTCGTAGTCGTATGCGTTTGAGTCTTCTAAAACCCACTTATCGTAACTTTCAACATCCCATTTATTTGTATTTATAAGTCTTTGTATTACTAGATCTTTCTTGGTTACGAATGATGGTTCTTTTAATCTAATACGGTTATTAGGCTGTACCGCAAAATTTCCATCATCTCTTTGAATAACATGACCACATTTGTGTTGCCCTGGACTTTCTGAATATCCATCATCCAGAATGTTACTTTCTGGATTATGCCAATCCAAAGTAAATAAATATTTTCCACCAATATTATTTTTATTTCTGTCTATGTAAGACATTCTCATGTTACTTAAGTTTTCAAATTTTGTAACTGCTATGTGTGGACTAAAAGAGTTCCAAAGCACAAGGTTGTAGATTGGCTCTTCAGGAACTCCTGGCTTTGTGCAGAATGCATTGATTGGCATTCTCCACCAAATTCCTCCATCTTCCATTAAGAAATGAAATAAAGGGCTTCTACTTTTAATACTAGACACACCAAAAATTACACATGGAAAATATTTGTCATGACTATCTTCTTGATCTCTTAAAAAATTACCACGTACATAACACTCAATTGGTGGTATGTTAGCGTTTAACTCTGGCATTATTCCTCCACTCTCATTGCTTTATTCCAGTTATTAATAGCCCAATGGCCGATACCACAAGCATCAGCAACATCATTATCGTCAAGACTTTTATCATAGTTGATTTCAATTAGTTTAATCGTCCTTTCCTTTCTAATTTGTCTTTCATAAGACTTATACCAAGAGTCCGACTTCCCTGGATTTTTTGCTCTAATATTTATTTGTTCTTCTTTTGTTAATCTTTTATTTCCTAAATAGTTTTGCCAAGTAATTGGTGCGACTGTTCCTATTTGTTTTGTTCCAGTCAAGCCTGCTGCCCCTAAAAGCGCTCCTTGAACAAGTGCAAGATCAGCAGCAGTTTTTGGGCTATTCATAAAAACTGTATGCTCTATTACAATTGCTTCAAAACCACCAGAGTATTCAAAAAATGCTTTTGTTTTTGCACACGCATCCATTACCTTTTGATAGTTTGTATTTCCTTCAAATTTTATTTTTCCAACTGTGGTAAGTTTTTTATTGTTAAATAATGCAAAGGCAAGACTTGTAGTGCTTGCATCAATAGCACAAATTGTTTTAGGTTCACCATTGTTGTTCATAATCAATAAACCCCTTTATTTGTTTTAACATTTTATCTACTTCTTTTTTATTTATATTACAATTAGGACAAAACCCAGAATCATTATATATTGAAAGTTGTTCTCCACAACCACCAATACAAAGTCTTTTTTTCCCTATTCTTCTTTGTTTACGAGTTATTTGATATCTTTCGGCTATCTTAATTTTGGTGGACTCTTCTCTACAAGCATCTCCACAATAAATCTGATAACTTACTTTTGGTTTAAACTGGGTCTCGCATCTTTCACACAGTTTCACATTAACGGGTCCTCTTCATCCTTTAATAATATCAGAGGTTTGATCTTGATTGTTCCAGTACCTGCTTCAGCGCAGGCTTTTTGGATTGGACATACCTTACAAATTTTTGAATTTGAGCGATAAGGTACCTGTGGCAACTCTTTATCTTGCCAATTTTTATAAACCATTCTCATCCACTCAAAGGCCTGCTCTACCCAATTGCGATAATGTTCGCTTACAACTACTGGCAAAGTAAGTAATTCGTGATTGTTTTTATTTTCATAAATCATTACACCCTTACGAATTTTCCAAACCTTCATATACATTAACAATTGCATTAAGTGACCCATTTTAGGTTTTCTACTTATTTTCTTATATTCAAAATCATCGTTTCTTATTGTTTTAATTTCACCAACAAGTCTTTCACCTTTATAGTCAATCATGACATCGCCATAACCATCAAAAGGTGGGTCATCAATCTTAACTCTAAACTCCATTGCTGGATGAGTTTGTTGATTATACTTTCTTGGTATTGGATCAAACTCTAAGTCTTCTGCAAGTAAGCCAGAAGCCTCTATTGCTTCTTGAATTCTTCCGTGTCCAAGACTTCCCTGTGTTCTATTTGCTACACCAATTGCGTCTGAGTTATCATAAAATATTTGACCATCAAATGCTAGATACCAATACCTTGGACATTCTCCTGAGCCGTAGGTTAGGTTGGATGCAGAGAAGTTAGTTTTCTTAGTAAACTTTGGTTTTGTTTTAGTAAGGTAACCAGCATTTATAGCAGTTGCCAAACCTTCAACAAAATTTTCATCTTCTTCGCTATTTCTTTTTTTCTTTTTGGTATTTTTAACCATAATCTGTTCTAATAAATTTTTAGCCATTTTTATCCTTTGTTTATATTAATTATAGCAGGTTAGCGCATTATGTATTTAAGCGCTGATACCAAATCGTTTATTGCTTGTGCTGCTGTAAAGTATATGTTTTTCTTTGCCCTGTCGGATTTGTCAACATTGGCCATCCAAGTGGCTTTAAAGGACATCTTTGCTGCAATGGCTTGTAGTCTCACAATTTCAAGACTAGCAGCCTGAAGGGGAATATCTGGCTTTATGATAATCTTTGCAATCATAGTTAGTGCAACGGTCAACTCTTCGTCTTGCATATAGTCTGCAATCTCTGTTAAACCATTTACCATATCAAGTGTTGTTTTTTGTGATCCTGTTTCAGACATTATATTCCTTCTCTGTTAATTGTTCTAGCATATTCATTTCAATTATAGCAAGTCTTACTTTTGTGTTACCTTCTCCAAGAATTACAATAATGGCTGGAGACTTATCTTTACCCGCTTGAATAGAATCAGTAACAGCCTTTGCCCATACATCTTTGTTTAATGTAAAAGATTTACTGGCTTCTTTAAAATCAACTACAAAATTTCTCCAAGTTGCGTCACCTTTTTGAGTATTGCGACCAGAGTTTTTGTGTTGTTTGGCTCCAATTCTTTTTGATTCATTTTTTTCAGTCACTACTTTATCCAAGCCCAAGCATTATCATGAACACTTAATGTATTTTCGTTTTTTACATTTTTTTTAAAATCTAATATAGGTTTTTGTAAAACATCCCAGCAGTGTCCAGAAAATATTCCATTTGGTTTTAACTTTTTATACCATTTAGAAATATGATTTAAGGAAGTATTATAATCTAAATTAATATCATAAAAAATTAAATCTATTGAATTATCTTCAAACATATCTAATGAAGAAATACAGTCAGATTCTATTAAATCTATTTTTTCTTTAAACCCAGAAAAATTAATATTGTGTTTTGCAACCATTCTTGCAAATTCAATTTCTTTTTTACCCATTGGAAAGGGACCATATTTATTTTCATATGGTAAATATTGATCTATTGTATATATTTTTTTAATATTTGAACAATTTTGTGCAATCATGCAACTTGTTTGTGCTTCAAGCGCTCCAATTTCTACGATTATAGAATCTTTAGGCAAATATAGATTGATTAAATGTATTAAACTTTGTCCAAAAATATTTTTATTAATAAAAGTATAAAAACCAGTATTAATTTCATTATTATTATTTTTCATTTTAAGTAATCCCTTTTCTTTTTCTTTTGTGGAATTAATCCAACCTTTGATATATGTTTTTGTGTACACATCCAGGTTGCATCCCCAGTTTCCTTCCAATATCTTAAAGATGTAACAATTTCTTCACAAGTTTTACATGGCCACTTGCCAGGATATACGGTAAATTTTTGCTCAAGCATTAATTACTTTTGCCTGAATCTGTTCTTGTAGTACTAAGTCTTCTTTAACACGTTCTATAAAACCATCACGGCCTTGTACTTTTGTTCCATCATCTAACTGATACCATGCGCCAGTTCTATTAACTAGCCCCATTGATTCTGCGGTATCAACTAAATCTCCTATTGCATCAATACCAATATCGTCACCTCTAAAATAAAAATCATACTCACCAGATTGGAACCCTGGAGAGGTTTTAGAGAACTGCAGTTCCCAACGAATCTTTCTACCAATCTTTTCTTCAATTAATTTATCTCCAATCTTAATCTTACCCTTAAGTGCTTGATTTTCTGACTCAGAAGAAAACAATTTAATTACACAAGATGAATAAAATTTAGTAGCCTGTCCGCCAGAAGGTTGTTGGCTTGTGTACATTGCATTAATATTATTTCTTGATTGTGAAATAAGGACAAGCAGCGTAGGCTTCACTTTGTTGTTAGCATAGTTAAGCATTTTCCAAGCATTGCTAAAGTCTCTAGACTCTGCACCAATTTGTTTTGTATTTTCAAGTGCCTTCATTTCATCTGAATCTTTTTCAAAATATATAGCAGGAAGCATTGATGTAATTGAGTCAACTACAATAAGATCAACTCCAGCATTCATAAGCCCAACACCAACATCCACCATGTCACTAATAGTTCGTGCCTGCGAGTAAATTAGTTTTGTTGGATCTACCCCAAGTTGTTTTGCCCAATCTTCTGAGTAAGACATTTCAGAATCAATCCATGCACAAACCTTACCTTCTTTTTGTGCTAAAGCAATCATTTGTAAACACATAGATGATTTAGCGGACGATTTGCTGCCCCATATAAGAACTTGTCTTCCATACGGTAACCCACCACCTAGAGCACGATTTAAACCAAAACTTGGAGTTGGCTGATACTCAAAGGTAATTCCCTCTCCTGTTCCAAGACGTTTTCTAATTCTTGGGTCTAACTGCGATAGTACATCTTGTATGTTAACTGACATTTACATCCTCCATAATTACCGTGCCATCTTTGGTTTTACCAAAACTAAATTTATACGACTTGCCTTCTTCAATATGCATATATGCTTTTGGAAACGCAGTAGGAAATACTGTTACT